ATAGGTGACATTATAAGCAACATCATAAACAATATCAGGAATATTATATCCATCAATTGTTGCTCCTTGGATATTTCCAGTATCAGATATTGTTACTACAGAATTCTGAATTAATTTTCCTGTACTTAAATCAAATCTAGCAATAGCATTATCTGTTGATGATACTGGTCCTTTAACATCAGCTAATTCAAGAACATCACTTGAGAATTCGCGTCCTTCCCAAATCGTTCCATCTCCTCTGAGATAATATCCATCAAGAGCTGAAGAAATACCATTAACATCATGAAGCGATGTTAGATTAATAGGCCCTTGCGTACTAACAACAACAGATCCATTAACAGTACTATTTAAAGCAACACCAACAAACCAAACATAATGTTGACCAAGTGGTTTGATATTTGTTAAACCACCAGCAACACTTGGACTAACGTAAAGAAAGTCACCGGCCGTAAACGCTCTAGTATCAATACCATTTACTGTGCCTTTAATTGTTATTAAACCTTCCTGATTGATTGCAATATCATGAGTAGCTATACCAGTTGCTAATACCTTTACAGGATCATTTGCCTGAGCTAAAGCAACTGTTGGACGATTTTCTTGTGCTCCATTTACGTATACAACAGAACCATTAGGAATAATAACTCCTGTTTTATTGACAATTCTCAAATAGAATTCTTGTCCTATTTGTTGAGTTACATCAGATTGATCATTATAAGCAACAAGAGTATGATTTGTTGAATCATAGAATATCAAACCTTCTTGCCAAGATGGATAAGATCCATTAGGTAATAAATTAAGTGATACAGAATTTACGCCATCAATAATTCCAGTATCAGATATTGTTACCAAAGAATTCTGAATTAATTTTCCTGTAGTTAAATTAAACCTGGCAATAGCATTATCTGTTGATGATGAAGCTCCTTTAACATCAGCCAAGGACAAAACATCATTTGAAAAAACTCTACCTTGCCAATAAGATCCATTTCCTCTGAGATAGTATCCATCAAGAGGGCTTGTAATTCCATTAACATCATTAAGTGATGTTAGATTAATATTAGCAACATCATAAGCAATATCAGGAATATTATATCCGTCAATCGTTGCCCCTTGTATATCTCCAGTATCAGATATTGTTACTACAGAATTCTGAATTAATTTTCCTGTACTGTCTTCAAACCTGGCAATTGCGTTATAAGTGGATGAATTTGGTCCTTCAACATAGCCATCAGATTCCCAAATAAGTGAATCTAAAGCATCAAGACGTGCTCGTACAGTTGTAAAAGTACCACTTGGCTGAATGCCTAGTTCAGCTTCAATAGCTAGAATTGACTCTCTTTGTCTGTTTACAACTTCAGCTTTTACAGGTGTTTTATTATCTACTGTAACAGGTAAACCACGAGTATCCGTAGGACGAGGATCGTCAAAGTCACACGGGTATCGAGTATAGACAAAAGACGGGTTCACTCCATCTGGATTTACATAAGGTAGTACCATTAGTCCTCAGCCTGATTCAGGGTGTTTTTCAAGTATATTCCTGATTATGCGCAACGAAAAAGCCCCAGAAGGAAAAATCTTCTGGGGCTCTTATGCTTTTAGAATCTAGTTACGTATTATACTGTTGGAAATAGCTTGTCTAACTGCTTTTTGGTAACTCGGCTTGCGTTGATTCGATAATAAAACGTCCTCTTGGAAGTCTTCTTTTTTAAGTCATCAGAACTTCTACATTCAACCTGTAATGACCCAAACTGCTCCTTGCGAAGATCCCGAACACGAGCAGTGGCAGATGGAATCCTGGCAAGCTGAGAACGGGGAATCCACTCTCCGGCTGCGGTTAACAACCGCAGACCTACCCTTTGGGTATTATTCGTCAGCTTACGGCTATGAATGTTCTGAATTGTCTGGAGTGATGTCTTGGCTGTCTTGATTGTTTTGGTCATTGGTCTTTCCTTCTAACATTAACGGGCCTGATACTGATTTTACGGCCTCTATCAATTGACTAAGTTGAATCTCAGCAGAATTTACTAATAGTTTCAATGGGTTAGTTGAATCTTTTGCAGCAATCATCACAAAAACATGATGTGCTTTCTTAGATCGCTGAAACTCAATGTACCCACCATCATCGAAAACGATTTTCATCCTCGACCCCTTATTTCTTTACAGAAAATTCTTTGCACTTAGACCATGATCTGTAATGATATGTAAGTTTCCATCATCATCAAGGGTAATAGAGTGTTCATAATGACATCCTATATCTTTAGTAATCACTGTCCATTTATCCTTTAGAGTTTTGGTATTAGTATTGGTACCAAGTACAAACATTGGTTCTATTGCAAATGACATTCCTGGCTGAATTGTAATTCCTAGATTCTCACTTGATTTATTAGAGATAAATGGTGAATCATGTAGCTTATTATAACTAATACCATGTCCACCATAGGTAGTAATTACACCAAAGCCATCAGTTTTTGATCTTTCCCAAATAGCTTTTCCGATTACGCCTATTTGTTTTCCGGGCTTTACAACATCTATAGCATCATACAGAGCTTGCTGACATGAAACAAGCATTCTCCCAATCTCTGTATTCTTCAACTTACCAAAGACATAAGTAAATGCACAATCCGCAATTGCACCTTCAAAAGTTGCACCAATATCAACCTTTAGAACATCTCCATCTTGCAATTTAATGTCACGAGCAAACCCATGAACAATTTCATTATTCAAAGATGCACAAATAGGACTTGGAAACCCTTGATAGTTAAGAAACGTTGGTATACAATCATTCTTTCGAATGATTTCTTCTACAACATCTCCTAATACCTTAAGAGAAAGGCCACTGGCCATGCCCTTGATCATCCCAAAAATCTCTTGATGGGATTTCGCAACGACACGACCGGCGTGTTTTTGTTTAGTTAACCAGAGCTTATCCTTTAACGGAATAAGCTCACCTTTATTAATCATCCTTCTTAACTTTCTTATTCGAACGACCCTGAATCTTCAACTCTTCCTTTTGACGAGCAATAGCTGCTGCAATATCAGGATCTTGCGATGCTTCTGTTAGTTTTGTCTTTCTAACTTTCTCAACAACCGCCAACTTTTCCTCTTCAGGAGCCTGAATCGGTTTTGCAGCCTCTGCCACTACCGCGGGAGCAATTGTAACGTTCTGCTCTTCAAGCTTAGCTAAATTTGCTTCAAGCTTCTTAATTTCACCATTAGCAACCTCTGTCAAAACATCAGTTGCAATGCTTAATGTTGGATCAGCTGGTTTTTCCTGGGTTTGAAAAGGAAGATTAAGCTGTACTTTCTTAGCAATTGAAATATTGGGGGAAACCTCAATGCTTCTAGGCTCAATTGCTGGACAAACTCTTACTTCAGACTTTGGATCAATAGAAAGTTGAACAACAGAAATACCATCGTTTATAAAGAGCTTGAAATCAGGATCGTTACGAGACGCTTCGAAAAGATCTCTCCAAGTTTCAAGCTCTTTAGATGTTGGATTTCCACTAACCTTCACAAGAAGAAGTTCGTTAGGAAAAATCGAATCCACATCTAGTGTTTTAACAATCTCAACAAACTTCTTATCCAACTTCATCCTTGCCTCATTAAGAGGCTTGAAATCATCTCTGTTGGTAACAGATTTATCGTTAATGACTGTCAAAACATGGTTGCGGACTTGCACTAATGCTGCAAGGTCTGTTATTTTCATTACTTATCCTTAGACAGTTGTCTCATCTTCATCAACTACAACCGTGTCCTTTTTCTTTGCCTTCTTACGTGGTTTTACTTCCTCTGACTTGACATCTTCTTCTACAGCAACGGCAACTGCCTGAATAGCAACATCTGGCCAAGTTACAGCACCGGTATTGATGTCAACTCGACAATTGGAATCCAAACCCTTCTCAAGGTAAAGCTGTTGAATCTGAACCTTAAACTCCAACTCGGCCATACGCGCATCCTTGATTGCCTGCTCAGCAGCCTGGGCCAATTCAATGGTCTTGGTGCGAGCCGTAACGATAGGTGCCAACTGTTCTTTGCTAATTTCGGTTACTCTAGTCATTAGTATTATTCTCCTGTTGGTCAAAAACACTCCAAGTTTTTATGACCATCTCATAGTAAAGTTTCTTGTTAAGAATTCTCGCCCCTTTATCTTCTCGTAAGATAAATCTTGGTTTAAACCATTCTGCAAGTTTTGTATTTTGATGATAGATAGTATATCCTCTATCTCCATCATCGATAATTTCCATCTCCAATTTACCAAGAAGACCTCTAAGTTTGATTTTCTGCTCGACCGAAAGAGATATATCCGGCCAAGCCTCTTCGAGCGGAACACCCATTGCTTCCAGGATGCCCCGCACGAAAAGATTCCGCTCTTCCTCTTCGATGAGCTTGCAATCTTCTCTATCTAGATAAACAGAACGTTCAATCATCCGCAACTACTATAAGTACACTTCGGATTTTCGCAATGCCCACAAGCAGCACCAGTTCTTCTATAAGTACGCTGGCCACATGATGGACATTTCTCAAGAGATACCGCATTCTTACGGTCAAACTCTTCAATATCAGCACCCTCATCTTCCACAAGCTCCTCTTCACCAGCATAATGGCGAAGAACTCTTGCAATATTGGTTGGAAGAGAGAACAGATACTGTCCGCCAATCTTATCAAGCTGCTCACAAATGAATGGAATCGGCACTCCATGTCTTAGATTCATGGATGTTGTTCGAGCAGTCAACTCCAGGATTTGAAGATCCTTTTCTCCAAGCCCAAAGTTAGGAGCCTGAACAAGAATCTCGTATGGTCGCTTGGAGTTGGGGAAGAAGGAAACTGTAACATAAGCATTCCTTGGTTCACCATTTCCAAAATCAATCCTGATCTTATGAGTCTTAGATTCTAATACTGCTGGACGTTTAGGAGCATAAGCACGCTCAGGATCACTGAAGATTGGTGCAAAAACATCATAAACATCTTGCTTTCGCATTTTTGGAAACTCCACAGCTTCAGCAGCATTCCAATCGAAGTTAGCCTGAGCATTTCTCTTGGCCTCTGCGATGTCCCTGAGCTTCTTAGAAATCTCCTGGAATTTCTGATCAAAAGCATCCCAGAGTTCAAAACCATCCTTATCAAATACCTGATTGTAATGTCCGATCAGATAATTGTCACACTTCAGGGCTTGCTTTTCTCCAGTAACAAGCACACCATCTCTTGAACCATCAACATAAACAGTAACACCCTTCAAACCCTGTTTCCAAGCTTCTAAATACAACTCAGCAACAACAGAGTTAGGCGTACCAGCCGGAAGGTTAATGGTACTTGAAATGGAGTGATCGATATGTCTCTGTTCAGTTGCCTGAATACGAATACGCTTTGTCCAGTTAATCTCATCAGAACTGACAAAAAACTCTGGAAGCTTCGTATCCTCATCAAGACCAAACTTATCAAGATAAGCCTTTGCATTACCAGAGAAGATTCTATATTCTTGCCAGCAATCCCCGTTGGCATCTCTGAAATCTACTCTCGATCCCTCATCATCTGGATTAACCTTCTTACGTCTTGTATAAGCAACGCGGAAGACAGGCTCAACACCAGATGACACATTGAATAGATCAAACTCGCCAACCTTTGAGATGATTGACACCGAACCAGTAGGTGCTTGAGTTAGCATCGAAATATTTCGACGACCACTCTCCATCATTTCTCGCTGAGTGCTCTCAGGCAATGCAGAGATGAAAGGATGACCAACTTCATATTTAGGATCAAACGCAGGGAATGGTCCACGAATCTTTGCTAAGTCAGCAGAAGCTTGATAAATGGATTCCTTGAAGTGGCGATAGATTTGATCTACCATTGCATTTGCATCATCCGAATCATATCGAAGCCGAAGCTGTGCGAGAGCATCTGCAAGACCATGAGTTCCTAGACCAGTACGACGACCATCATGACCAGCTTTACGTAGCTTCTTCCAGATCTCAATTTCCCACTCTGAATCTTCAAGCGTTGTTGCTGTAGATTTAATGGTATTGATGATTCTATCAATCAGCTCAATTTCTAGGTCAACAAGATTGTCACCCATTTGAGCTGCGATAGCAGCATCTTTCTTAAATGCTTCAAAGTCGAAGAATGCATCTCTTTCAAAAGCATTACGAATATAAGCAGTCAAGTTCATTGAAATCAATCGGCAGCTATCAGAAGCCGAAAGAATAATCTCGGAACATGGGTTTGTAGAAACAGAAACGAATTGAGGATAGCAATGAGCAGGAAGAGTTCGAACAGCATTAGTCCAAAGAATAAGACCAGGCTCTGCACTCTTCGTAGCAGACTCTACAATAACTTCCCAAACCTTGCGAGCATCCACTCGTTTACGAATCTTTGGATTAGGATCGTTAACAGGCCAACGAACCTCATAATCAGTACCCTCATCAACTGCCTTGAGGAATTCATCACTCAAACGCAAAGAAATATTTGCCCCAGTAACCTTGGTTAGGTCATGCTTCATTGTAGCAAACTTGAGCACATCAGGATGATGAACATCCATTGTAAGCATCAAGGCTCCACGACGACCCGCTTGACCAACCAAACGAGTTACAGTAGAATATAAATCTGCAAAACTCCAGGCACCAGTAGTTGTACGAGCGGCATTATTGACACTCGAACCTTCTGGACGTAGGCTTGAAAGATCAAAACCAACACCGCAGTTATGAATTACAACCAACCCACCATTACCACAATAGAAATTGTTTGTATTCTCAACTTCAATGTCATAATACTTTTTTGACTCGGTATCCTGAACAACCTCAATTACAGATACTCTGCTAACTATAGAATCAGCCTCATCCTTAGAAAAGACTCCAAAATCAACAAGCTGATTCAAAAACGTTTTACCAACTCCACGAACATCTGCCTTTTTCATGTAATAGATGTTCGCTGCTAAAAGTTTATGATTAGGATTTTTCCAGTCTTTTGTAAGACAATCATAATGTTTAAGAATGTGTTCATATTCACTCTGATTAATTGGCTTTCGCAACGAATGCTGCTTAGTCATATTCTCATACAAGTAAACACGAAGAGCATTTCGTTTTTCATCATGAGCCATGCGGTTCGCTAAACCATCCCATAGATTCATATCATAATGAATACACAATTGGTAAATGGTATGTTCATTATCGCGAACATCGTCACGAACAATCAGATGTGTACTAATTCCCTTGGACTGTAAAAATACAGCCACCTGATCGATCACCTTCCTGGCACAGATGCCAATAACAATCTGCTGCCCATCTTGTTTAACTGTTCCATCTGTATCAATAAGACCAGCTATGAATGACCACATTTTAAAGTCAGAATCAATCGAGTTAGGAACAAACGCAGAATACGTCTTAGACCCAACCTGATTACCTATCAACTCATTGAGAATATCCTCATTTGCCTTTACAGCTGATGAAAACTCCCAACATGTCGTCTGATAATCTGTACGATATGACTTATGGTAATTTGCTGAATTAGTAGTCAGATGATTATGAATGTTCCTGTACTGTTCCACAACCTCTTCATTGTCACCTGAGATTCTAAAACGAATCCTATCATATCGACCACGATCATCACCAGTAACAACATAATCAGCAGACCCATCACCAATATGAGCACCAACAAACCATGCAAGATCGTGTGCGTCTGTGGCGTTAATATCCCAATCTCCAGTATTCAAATCAGTTAGATTGATATTTTCTGGTCGAACATTGATACTTCCTGCTTTAATGTTACCAGCTTCAGTGTAACCGAAACCTTGCTCGCCAAACTCAAGAATTGGATGTTTCTTGGATGTTCTTAGCTCTGTACCATTTGAATATCTTACGATAATTCTATCATCTTCATTAACATTAGACTCAAATTTGTCCAAGACCTTGTTATAAACCGTCTTTTGTTCATCAATATCAAAAGATAGAATATGCATACCAGGAAGAACATTTTCGATATTAATCGGTCCATGCTCTTTTGTAACAACTTTAGATCCCTCTGCAACACAACGTCTCTTATACAACTGAGCTAAATTGTGAGCAGTTCTGAAGATTCCAGAAATAGAATCTTCAGGAGATGCTTCTACAACACAGTTAGACGCAGACATTACTTGATATGGATTACCAACTGCAGCCATGACCGATCCTTGCGGAACGATACGGCCGAAGTCTTTCATGGCGGAAAAGTAAACATCATATCGTTCTTGATAGTTTAGACCATACTTCTCTGAGTCTATTCTAGCAAATTCTCCAGCAAGCCTTCTATGCATGTAGTCTGGAGTTGGTTCAACGATGTTTGCATCGTTGTCCTTCATTGCGTATTTATTCAGATACACAGATGCGGAGATTTCTCCTCCGCGAAAATACTGAAGTGCAATCTCGTGTGCTTCTTTGAAAGTAAACTTTTGATCCGCCATGTTTCATTTCCTCAATAAACTTCAGACAGCTCTTGTCTTAGTGTCTTTTTTGCTTCATTGAGCAGTTTCATACAATTCACTCTAGTAATACTTAGTTTGTCACAGATTTTACCAATGCTCTGCGATTCAGAATGATGAGAACTACCACCGCTCATTTCGTAATGTAGTTCTATTACCCTACGCTGGTCATCAGGAAGTTTTTTAACTGCTGATCTAATAGATATCTCAAACTCACCTTTTTCCATATTTTCAACAGCATTTAAACTGTTATCAACAATAATAGGCAACTGAGAAACTTTATACGGGGTAACATGTTTGGTATGCTTAATAGGTATCTTTATAGTGGAGTGGCGATTGGCCTCTCGACTAATCTTGGTTTTTATGTACTTATTCGCCCACCAATAAAAATCACCCTTCTCAGGCTCGTAATTCTGCAATGCAGAATACAATGCTAATCTTCCATCCTGACAAAGATCATCATAATTTGAGAAGCTTTTATATCTTCTTGTATGTGTCCTTATCAAATAATCCAACTCTATTATACATAACTCTTGGACTTGTTCAAATTCTTTCCTAAGTTTTACATTTTTTGATTTCAAACATTTGCGTCTAAGCGTTACTAATCTCTCTAGAAGATTACTTATCCTCTCTGCTTTTGTTTCCTTATTCAAAATACTCCTATTTTCGTCCATATAAACTAGCAGCTAGGTTTTCATTCTTTCTTGCTTCTTTGGCAATTTGCTTTCCCTCTTTCCAGAGTTGTTGTATAAGTTCTTTACCTGTCAATTCTACTTTAACAGATCCGCCTCCTGAAATAAGTCTCTTGACTTGTCCTTCAGTTTTACATTCTGGGCAAATTTTTGGTACTTCAGCATGGATACTGTAAGTATCTTCCCATTCATGTTTGCAAAATTGACACAGATGTTCATAACATGGCATATTAACTCCGTTTTACAAGGTCTCTTCCAAGAACCTTTACTTCAATATCCTGCTCCCAGTTTTCTCGAACATTTTTCTTAAACGCCTCATCAATAACCTTGAATACCAAATATACATCACCAGTAAGTGGATCTATCTCAATTCTTACTGCTCTAGCTATAGTATCTGGTGTATTCATTTGGAATCGCTTGCCTTGGCATTTTTGGCATCTTGAATAGCTTTAATCAAGTTTGGGATATCTGAAGATACATCTCCGGGTATTTCTCTCTGATCAAAAGGAACATCAACTAGTGATGCATTGGCAAAATTCTTTACGAGATTTCCTTGACCCAATGGTCCTTTTCTGTTCTTTACAACATGAATCTTTAAATCTGGGAATGATCTCTCATTTGGTCTTGTTTCAATCTGTATACCTAGATTGACGTTGTGCATAATCAAACTTGAACGTCCCCATCTATGTACACCAACTTGACGACCATCTTCTTGCGAACTATAAGAACCAGCATTCCTCTTAAGGTCCGTAAGCTGAGCAGCTGTAATAACTACACAATCATAAGCTCTAGCAAACTCGTGAAGTGATGATGCAATCCCACCAAGCTTCAACCAGTCTTGCTCTTTTGCAAGTGCCTTGCTATGCATCAAACCCATGTAATCCACAATGACTACTTCTGGGCGATAACGTAACATGGCATCGTGATACCTTAGCTCCACTTCCTCGATAGTAAGATTTCGAGGAACGTCTACAATGTCAAAATAATACCCGGCTTCCTGATATCTCTTTATAAAATCATAAGCTTGTTGAACTCTTTTTTCCTCTTCTCTGGTAAGAAGAGACTTCTGCAAAGATCTTTGAGGAACATTGGCTAGGGATGCCAAGAATCTAATAAAACAATCCTGATATGGCATCTCTAATGAAAAATATAATATGTTATACCCACGCTGGAAATTGCCTTCAGTATCTAGAGTATTTCCCTGCATCCAAATTTGTTTACCCATGTTATTAAGCATCATAGACTTACCCCCATTTGTTTCTGCGCCTATCATAATGAGTTCACCAGGGGATACCCCACCAGTGACAGCATCAATCATGGAATACCCAGTCTTAATCTCAGGGGATTCTTCTGGACTTTGGCGTCTAGAATCATAGCCCTCCTGGAACTCATCCACATAATCCCCAACAGGCATTTGTGTGTGAGTTCTCTCCATATCAAGAGAAGTAACGCGAGATATCTCAAGAGATAACTTGTTAAAGTACTCATCTGGATTCTCTGGAGAATCAGGATCCTCAGTTGCCGCACGTTCACGGATTATCTCCACAGCACGTTGCTGATATCGCTTCTTTAACTCTCCAAGATCATACTGGAATTCGTATGCATTGGATTCAACAGCATCCACTTCATCCCAAGCGCCTTCAATAATGTCTGTAATGTGGGAATTGTTCTTATGCCGATCAATAAGGGTACGCTTTGTGGGCGGCGTACGGAAATGCTTGATGTAATCAATTACAAGCTTAGCAAAACGCTCAGAATCCTCATCGAATAAAGTGTGATCATATCTATGAGCAAATGTTAAGGCATTTACTTTATCAGTAAGGATACCTTTAAGGACTTTGAGATCGAGTTCTTCCATCATAACTCACCATTTTTAATCATTGCACGAACATCTTTACCACCAATAACAGGTACAAGCTTTATTAAGTTGAATAAGCTTTCTATACTTGCTTTTAAAGGTCCAGAAAAAGAATCTTCAATTTTTGCTGTATTCGTACATATTAACAAAGGCATTCTATTTTGAATTCTTGTTCTTAAAATAGGTTCCAAAATACGACCAAATAAATCAGCAGCATTTTCTGATCCCATAAATCTCTCATCAAATTCATCTATTACCAAAAAATCTACACTTAAAAGATTTTGTCTGGCATAGATTTTATCTTCGTGCGATGAAGTTAAGAGTACATGAATTATATCTGTAAGATTAATATACAAAGTACTATACTTTTGAGTTTCTACAACACGTTTGAGAATACACGCACATGTCATACTTTTACCTACACCATGTGAGCCTCCCAAACGGGCACGCTTACCATCTTTGTAAGCTGTTTTAATATCTTCTACATAAGAATTATAGAAATTCTTAAGGATAGGTGGTCCGATGAAATCGGACATATCTCTCCACCAATAATCCACAGGAATATTGGAGTTGTAATACCCATAGAAAACCTCAGTAAGAATAGCGCCTTCTTTTGTAAGAAGGCCATTCTGGTCAGAGTAATGATCTTTGATGTCACTTAGAGCATCATCGAGTTTTTTTCTTGGGATATTTAGAAACGGATTTGCTGAAGTCTGGAAGTCCAAAAGCCACCTCTGGTTGTGCTGTCAATTGATAACTCGTTAGCTTTTCTCTAGCCCTTTTACGCTCTTCATTTGCTTTAAGTTTGTGCAACTCAGCAAGGCTAGCTGCTCGCAAATCCTCTTTGCGAGCATAGCGTTCGGGTTTTAGCTCAACGTCAACAAACACCTCATCCTCGGTGCTCGACTTTCTTTCGTAAGCAGAGATCTTAATTGCGATAATGTTCTGATCAGGATTCTGAATAATCGTGTAGGATTTATCGATCAGCTCAAGCACCATTTGCTCTTTAGTGCGTTCGATCAGCTTTCCAGCTTCCATAACACCACCTAGACAGAATATCTTGATCATTGAGCCAATCGATATTTCCATTATCCCTCTATCGATCCTAGAACAATATCATCAAACCCAATCTCTCTCAATTTACCAAAAAGATTAGAGTAAACACTAAGATCCTCATTGTTTGGATCATCTTCCAGAGCAACCTTAGCAAAGGCTAAATCTCCATAAGTTTTTACATCTAATTCAAAAGCAATAGCTATATCAGAATATTCTTTTGGTAATTCCGTTGCTCTAGATATACGATTCTGCTTACGCATATCTTTCTTGAATGTTAGAACTAGATTTGTGGTAAAGAAGAACGCAATACTTGAGATTGTCATCTTCTGAGGTATGATTTTTGTATCAAAAACCCAATCAATATACTGCTTGACAGTTGGACCATCATCAGCACCAAGAGCTAAGATTGTTCTTCGAAGACAATAAATCTCTTTACATTTTGTAGGAGGACCAGAATACGAAAGAGCAAAGTCAACTTCCATTACATCTTTGTATCGCTTAATGATATGACCGAGCATTTGCTCTTCTTTCCAGTCTTTAACTGGGACCTCTTCATAAGCCTCAAGTCTTTCTTTAAACCTGCGCCAATACGCATTGGGCGTACCGTCAACAGTAAGACCGCTTAACTTTCCTTGTTGCTTTTTTCTTGTGGCCATTGAACATTAAACTCCGATTCATAGATTTGACGACGAATATCTGCATGATCACTTAAATAAGGAGCTTGGTCACTAAAATCGATTACAGCTGCTGTATTTTTACCAGGATATGGTCTAATTACTCGACCTATCCTTTGAAGGGCTCGAACAGAAGATTTTCCTCCACCAGCAATAACAAGTCCAGATAGAATTGGTAAATCAATTCCTAGGTCAAAGATCTTTGAAGCAACTAAACACTTCAACTTACCATCTTCCAATTCTGTCTTGATCTTTTCTCGAACATTTGAGTTATCCTTTCCGCTCAGTAAGGCGGTTGGAATACTCTTCTTCAGCTCCTTGAACAGAGTATCGCCATGCTTAATCGTGTGGAACAGCACCAGCGGGACGAAGCCTTGCTCGACCAACTTCTGCGCTCCCTTGATTACCATTCCGTTTCGTTGCTCATTTTCTACGATATACTTGGAGTAGATACTTTGATACTGACCACTCTTGAACTTGTAAGGTTTAGGAGCTAGAAATCTGATGTTCGGTTCCACAAGATATCCCTGATCGATCAAACTACGAGCACCAATATCCACAATCTTTCGGCCCAAAAACGCCTCGATAAGCATATCAGCACCATCATCACGCCAAGGACTTGCAGACATACCGTAAACATATTCACCCTTGATGTTGCGAGATATTGCCTGAACAGTATCGCAAGCTGCAAGATGGCATTCATCGATCAGGACCAAATCAGAATCAAGTAACATTTGTCTAATATTTTTGAATTTAGAAGAATCAACTTTCTTTTCAGAATCATTATCATCATCAATTGTTGCATTTTGCTTAATTCCAAGTGCCTGACCAACACTCCAGATAGTAGCAACATTAATATCCCTAATCTCACACTTACCATCTCCAATAATACCAATTTCCTGTCCAAAGACTTTGGTAAAAAAATTATTTGTCTGGTATAAAAGATCTTTACCAATTACTAATATCAATGCCTTTTTACCAATCTTTGAAGCTATCAAAGCAGATACGAGTGTATTATGATTTATAAAACCCTGAGATATAAAACTATGAGTTTTTGGTATAACAAAATCATAATTATCTACATATGTTTCTTCTATTTTTTTTATTTTATCGCAAAAAACATCAGTTATCTGTAATAATAAATACTTGGCATCAGATGATTTATATCTATTAATTATAAAAGACAGTAAACATATAAGATTTTCTTTTGAAGGTTCCCTCCATGCACATTTTCCTAGCCATGATTTTACAGTTTCCCATTTTATAGGACATAATTTTTTCTCAAAAGGAACACTGTTAATTATACTTTTTATTCTATATTTTATATTTGAAATTTTTTGATTTGAATTATGTTTACAATTTTTTAATTGTTGTATTCTTTTAAACTTTTTACCATTTGGATCAAACCCAATCCTATCATTAAATACATCAATATAATCTCTATAAATTGTTAATATATGACTATCTTGATGTGTTGTTTTCTTTAAACGTCTTGATGCTATAATTCCAAAATTTGCTAAAAGCAAATGAATTTGATCTATTGCTTTTTTATTAGATAAACCTAAACAAATACATATTTTAGACCCTTTATTTTCAACCCATCCATCTGTTTCGTAAATTCCGCGCAAAAACATAGCTAAAGATTTTTCATTTAATTTTCGTATATGCTTCGGAACAGTTTTATGTATACTTTTTTCATAACCAAAACCCATATTATATAAATAATCTCTATATTTTAAACTATAAATATTTATATTTTTAGCTTTACTTTTTGTATTATATTCTTTATAAAGAATATTATTATTATCCAAAAATAATTTTACAAAATTCAGAATATGTTCATCCATATTTGTGAAACTTACCTGATGTTTTAATGTTAAAGAACCGTCTCCAAACAACAAACCAAGCCAATAAGCTTCATCTTTAGACATTTGATCATTGCCAAACATCATATTATTATATGAAATAAGAGCATAATCATCACATGATAAATCCAGAAATTTCTTCCAAACAAAATTTCCATCTTTATCTATTACTTGAATCTTATGATTATAAGTTGCTGTTAAATTGTAACCATAAGAAGTTGTTATCTTTAATGATTTCCCATATCCATCTCTATAAATCATAGAAGACGAATCAGTCTCACCAAAAACTTTAGATGTAGAAACTTTTATATCATACGGAATACAACAGCCTTCTGGTAAAGAAATATCTTCAAGAAGTTCTTTATAATCTAATAATCCATTTTCGGTTATATGTAATGAATCAATAGAATTGCACTTTCCAGCGCCCGTGGCCATACGAATAATGCCGCGATCTGTTCCAACAGCTGTTTCTGCAGCCATAATTTGATATGGTCGTGGAATCTTTCCTAATTTCTGCAAATTACCAGAAATATCAAGTTCTAATAATGGACTTCTTAATGTTCTCTGATCGATTACAGGAACATAAATTCCTCTTCGAGAAAAAAACTCCTGAACTCTGGGAAGTAAACCAACAGGAAATTTACCATTACTATTTAGCAAATGCCGCTTACCGTCCCAAGTTACAAATTCTCCTGACTCATTGATGTAACCTTGATACGCCGCTGAGAACTCAGCTCCTTTAATTTGAAAGCTGAGTTCGTTGTCCAGGGCTTTGTATAGTTCCAGGTCATCTTCATCAACAATTTTACATGAGTTATCGAATCTGACAATTGATGTCATTCTACTCCGTCAGTGCCAAACTATTTCTTCTTCTGGAGTTGCAGCGCCCCAAATACCATCAATGTACTCGGTAACCATAGTCAACTCTTCTTCGTCCCAAACCAAAATTGCCCACTTATCCATTAGATACCTCTTTGAAAGATATAACTTTAAGATCTACCCAATCTTGAATATCTTTATACCATGGAGTTGTATCATCTCCATACAACTCGACCGGATTACAAGTTTCGATATAGAGCTTTGCTTTACCATTTACATCAACATCAAAATCTATTTCCTTAACTAAACCGATAACATCATATCCCTTACGAATATATAATTCAGTTAAAGCTCTCTGGTTTTCATCATTAATCATAGCAAAACCTGAATAAAAGACATTGAAACCTCCACTCAGATCTGGTTCATCGCACTTGCTAATCGAAACACCAACAAAACTACCACTTACTTTTGGAATGAAGTTATCAGAACTTGCATTAAAATGAACGCTCTGAAGCCTTCCAACAGCGAACCAAGAAGCATCCTTATCTATATGTTCTTTTGCGTCCGTAAGATATACGGCAAAATCTGATGGTTTTGGTCCTTTAGCATTGATAACTAGTGAATATTTCATATTTCCTCCACATTTGCAAATACCGCATAACCCATCATCATGTTCAGCCCAAACTTCGATAACTTCCCATCACTATCAAACTTACAAGGAATAAGCCCAACACAATCTGGTATGTACACTATAACACCATCTGGTAAAGATGCGTTGAGAACATTTTCTGCCGTAATGAAACCCCTTGTTTTTTCATTGGCATAAAACGCTCCATCTTTACAAGACTGAACCCAATCCTGAAGTTCACCAAGCTTAACTTGCTTGAACGAACTAAAATTTTCTTTAAATTGAACTATACAAGCAGAACAAACAAATTCGTCCATGGTCTTCGCAAAGTCCAAAGCTACAAGAGGTACGGAGAGCTTTCCGGTAAATGAGGTTGTTCTTATTTCGGCCAAACCATTACCATTAAGGACGAGACACTTTACATCTTTATGTTTTCTAAAGTTGTAAAGGACTTCGTCCTCAGTGATTTTATGCCATGAACCTTCTACTACCGGAACCTTTGCATCTAGGTTGTCTAGTACAAAGTTTGTTACCAGATAAAGGTTTTCATTCATTATAGCTTCCGACGATCTTTGATAGCTCCACCATGCAACTTGTTGAATGAAGAAGCCTTCTGTTGAATCTTCTTCTTAATTTCATCAACCTTGTTCATGGTCTCTTCGCCAACATCAACCTTCATGGTCATCTTGCGGTCTTCATCCTTGCGCTGAGCATTTGCCATCTTTGCTTGCGCTTCAGCCTTGAGCTGATCAATACGCTCCTCAGGCAAACCAAGACCAGAGAACATGCTGTATACCTTGATACAATCCTCACCAGTATCCTCACGGTAAACACCATGAAAAACAGCAAGTGGAGAATCACACGCATCATTAATCATATGCTGTGCAAAATCCAAAGATGAACTTGGAATTTTATTCCAAACACTCTCTGGAGCTACTAACATGAAACCAGCGTATCTGGCCTGGCGAATATCAAAACCAGAAGCTAACAAATTGCCCTTAAGAGATTCAACGATAGCGGTGGCAATTGCCATCTCATCTTCGTAATCCTCAACTGACATCTCGCCATATACAGTAAATCCTTTACCATCGATAAACAATTTACCGAACTCAGTTGAGTCTAGAACCTTGAGACCTTCGTCCTTACGACGACTCATGGTATTGAACACATCGATAGGTTGAACAATAGCCTTATTAGAGACTTTGAAAAAGTTGAATGGTCCAACGTCTGAATACAAAGATTCAATCTTAGCATTATCAACGGTAATAATATTGTCGATCTTACCTTCATTGAACATCTTGGTAAACTTATGAAGCGTCTGCCAAGCGTTATGCTTAAGCTGAGCATCTTCGGAAGCTTTTGGTAAAACAGTAAGAACTACAACTGGCTTTCCAATCTGTGCAAGAATGTCAACAATAATTTCAACTGAACCAGCGCCAGAACCACCCCCAAGAGATGTACAGAATACAAAAACTTGAGCATCACTAAGTTTGGTCTGAACCAATTGGTTAATTGCTGCACGATATGCATCGGCCGCATCATACCCAATACTAAGATCTTTAGCAGCACCACCTAGACCAAAATCTAACAAAAGCTTATTTTGTTCCGGAACTTTGATATCTTCCAAATCCTGTGGAGCTGTATTCATAACTACCGTTGGATATCCAAGAGCATAAAATTGTTCAGAAATTCTACTACCACATTGTCCAGAGCCAATTACACCAAAACGAAGACTCTTCTTACGATCTTCTACAATACGTGGTGGCATCACTTCCTCCTGTGGTTCAGCTTGCGCTGCTTCTTCTTCGGCCCTTTTCTGCGCAGCTCGCGCTTTTAGTTTGGCCAATTTTTCTTCATCTACTTGTGGCTTATCGTTGATGTCGTTCACTATTTCCTCTCTTTGCAAGACCTCGGTTTTAGATTCAGTACCCATATTTTTCCTATCTATATCACAGTTGCAAAGCAAACTTATTATTTACATACCATTGACATGTTTGCGCAATTCCTTCGCGAAACTTATATTCAGGTACCCAACCAAGAGCTTTGATTTTTTCATTACTCATCGCATATCTAAAATCATGGCCAGGTCTATCTTCAACATGCTTCAACAACTCATGGCCTTTACCTAATGTATTACATATAATCTGGGCAACCTCTAAGTTAGTGAATTCTTGTTTAGCTGTTATATTATATGTTTCACCATTACTACCATTATCAACTACTTTAAACAAAGCTGAACATGTATCATTTACATGAATCCAATCTCGGATCTGATCACCCTTTCCGTAAATTGAAATATCTTTGTTAGTCAAAACTCTCTCAATAATACGAGGAATGAGTTTTTCGGTAGTTTGCCATGGTCCATAATTATTAGATGCACGAACAATGTTAAACTTCAAATTATGTGTCTGAGATGCCGCTTGTATCAATAGCTCACCAGCTGCTTTTGTAGCTGAATATATATTTTTTGGATTAAGAGGAAAATCCTCAGTCCAAGGAGATGCTTGCTCATTTGGAAGTGATCCGTATACTTTATCAGTACTTATATAAATAAGTTTTGCATTAATTGCAAGACACTGATCTATAATGTTTTGAGTACCTACAACATTTGAAGTAGTAAATGAAAGAGTATCAATACCATTATCTATACAGCTTTCAGCAGCTCCATGAATAACAATATCAGGTCGTTCTTTCTCAAATATTACACGAAGTGTATGAGGATCTCTAACATCAGCTATATAAAATTGATGATCTTGATTTATATAGATATTGTGAATAATATGAGAATCACGAACCCTATCTATACTTGAGATAGTATATGGTATCTTGGCATAAAACACCTGCCTGATGAAATTGCCAAAAATAAAACCACCACTACCAGTGATTATAACTTTCTTTTTCTTACCCATATCCATTTACCCTTTACCATTTAATCGATTCGATAACTGAAGATACAAACTTCTTTACAGAACCAATTAACGTATACTTCTTCTTACTCTCGACCTTACAGGATCGATTAACGTTTGTTTTCTCGACTTTAGTTCTGTTTGAACGAGGCAGCTTGATGGTTGACATCATTATTTCAGTGTCAGTGACTCCAATATTATTCAATAAATTACCATCGGGCAATCTCTTACCACGTTTGTATCGAACCAAATCCGAAACTGGAATTCCGTGTTCTTTTGCGAATTTTTCAGCAGCTTTCATGAAATCGGATTCGTGTTCGCTTAAGTATTTCACATTACGATGATCTTCATCCTCTGGCATTCCTCCACGACGGAAAGATCCATGACCAACTCCAAAGATAGCATTCTTTGCCTTCTCTCTCTTGTAGACCTCTGCATGCTCATAGAATGACAGATCTCGTTCCAGCTTATCTTCAGCAGATGTAATACCTAAAGATCCGTTGAACTTCTTGATATCATCACCGAAAAGATTATTTGGAAGATTTTGAGTTTTTTTATTGAAAATGTTTTGAGCTTTCTCAGTACTTTCGGAGATGACTTTTAAAGATTCCTGAACATCTGGTTTTTTCTCGAATTCAATTACTTCACCGTAAGGATCTTTACGGATAACCCTATTGTATTTTGGCTTTTCAGAATCATCCTTAATGGCATTGATCTGTGCTGCCAACTTTCTCAGCTCTTGCTGCTGAACGGGATTTGTTGATGTAATCTTGGAAGCAATTGGATTGTCATTTATACCAATAGCCTTTAGAACTTCTGCGCGATTTTTCTGGTTACCCAAACCGTTTTTGACACGATTCTCTGCAACACCTCGGTCAAGGCCAGCTCTAACCAAAAACTCAACTGGATTGATAGATCCCTTATACTCGTTGAACTTAAACTTTTCTGTATAAGTTCGATACGCATCACTATCTCTCTTTAAAGTCTCAGGTTTGATAAAACTCAAAGGAATCTGTGTATGTAGATCAATTCCAGGCTTTTGAGTATTGGGTTTATGAGCTTGTTGCGCTCTAGCAATTAACCCAAGCAAAAACTCTTTATTCTCTTGAGTGATTGTGTTGAAATTAGGCTTGATTGAATCGATGTGAGCCGCAATACGCTTCAAAAGCTCAGGCTCTCCGATTGCATTCCTTATCATTGCAACCAAACTCTGCAAATCAACAGCTACAGGTTCGATTTCACCAGCAGGCTTTGCCTTGACAAAGATTGCCCCACCACCATAGACTCCACCAACTTCGGCTGTCTTAGAATTTCTAAGAGCTTGTGCGCGCTCTAATGATAATGTCAATAAACCAAGATACTTGTTGATAATTGCTTCCATTCTAGTATCTTTGGGGTTTCTACTAATCTGATCAAACACTTCTTCAGTATTCTTTTCTAATAGATTGATTATTCTATTTAGTTTTGAAAGTGCTTCGTACTCTGTTTTGTTTTCCATTTGTCCCACGGGTTTAGATTTAGACTTTTGGTACCAAGCTACCGTCTTCTCTAAACCTGTTCTTAGGTCAGTCTTCGCTGTAAAACCCAACACATCTCGGGCGCGAGATACATCCAAACGGCGCTTTGGTTGGCCATTCACGGAAACTTCTCCAGTGAACCTAATCTCACCATCGAAGCCAACAACTTCTTTGATTAGATCTGCCAAGTCTTTAATAGATATATCATGTCCTGTACCAATATTAACCGGTATTGGATAATCAAATCCCGTAACTACAGCTCTTACAATAGCCTCCGCACAATCCCCAGCATATAGAAATTCACGAGTTGGAGTTCCATCTCCCCAAACTTCCACAGATTCATCTTCATTTTGTTTTGCTGCTATGAACTTATTAATCAAAGCAGGCATAACATGAGAGTTATCCAGGTTAAAGTGATCATATTCACCATACAAATTCACTGGGATTAGATGAGCACCTCGAAGGCCATGTTGAAGTCTGTAGGCATCTTGCATGACAATCATATGACGCTTAGCAGTTCCATATGGAGCATTGGTTTCCTCTGGAAACCCATTCCATAAATCTTCTTCCTTGAATGGTACTGGACAGTTTTTTGGATACCCACAAACAGATCCGAGGCCATAAAAATGAGTAACAACCTGACGGGTCATAGATGGATTGTCCCAGAAATTCACCTCAGAGATGGCATCAAACAGATTCGTAGCCATCTTTGTATTGTGAAGAATGAAATCTCCTGGACGCTTCTTATTTGCTCCAATACCTCCGCATAAAGCTGCCATATGAAGAATAGTATCTGGTTTGTGTTTCTTGATGTACGCGATAACTGAATCACGGTTCAGTAGATTTAGTTCTTTAGAACTAGGAGCAAAAATCTCAAATCGTGGGATTAAACGTGTTCCACGATCACCAGTTAACCATTCTGGCTCAAAGGAAGTGTTATAATTCTCCAGTAAAGGCATGACATGATGCCCTAAAAATGATGACGCACCAGTTACAAGAATCTTCTTCATTATTCCTCACAAACTCTTTAACTTACTTTCCTGAGTAGCAAGTTTTAGATCATGCTCGACCATTTCATCTACTAACTGATCAAAAGTATATTCTGGTTTCCATCCAAGTTCAGACTTTATCTTTGAAGGATCACCACATAAAGCATCAACCTCTGTTGGTCTTAGATACTTAGAATCAAACTCAACAAACTCTTCCCAATGTAATCCAAGCTTGTCAAATACCTTTACCAAGAAGTCTTTTACAGAGTACATTTCCCCGGAGGCTACAACCCAATCATCCGCTTTTGGTGCTGTTGCCATCAAGTGAATTGCTCTAGCAACGTCCTTTGCATGGTTCCAATCTCGTTGCGCGTCTAGATTTCCAAGAACGAGTTTGTCTTGTAGACCTAGCTTGATTCTGGTTGCTGCCCTTGTGATTTTACGCGTCACAAAAGTCTCACCTCTTCGCGGACTATTGTGAACATGACCGCATCCAATTCCACAATGAAATGTTCCACTTTCTGTTTCAAGGTCAAAAAACCATCCGTCAAAATCATTCATTTCAATGATTTTTTTAACTTCATTTTGTGGTTTTTCGAGATGAGATTTGCTAGTAGGAACATAACCATGTTTCACTTTGTGAATAAATTGGTATGAAATGCCCGTTTCTTTATGAATTGATAATATAGATTTTCCATTATCTAGCATTGGTTTTACTACAACATACTTTTTAACAGACTCACGAGCATTACATCTTGGATTATCGCTAAGTAGATTTATTGAGTAATACAAAGTTTTGTATTCCCATTTTTCAGATTCTTCTACTGTAATATTGTATTGTTGAGATGTTGTTTGTGAAACCAAGTACAACAAACCCATAGCTAATGTTGCTGAATTTGTTTTGAAGTTTTTAAACACATAATTACATGGGTTATTTTTCAATCCATCAGCATCATTGTATCCTAGAAGAAATGCATGTTTTATATCATTTGTACTATTGAGAATTTCAACAGGAATTCTCTTATTACCAAAAGAATCATACACATCAAGAGAACGGACCCACTCTGGCTTTCCTGTCAAATTTGCTTGCCAAATATCACCATCAGAAAATCCAGATTTTGTCTGCTGATAACGAACATTTCCACCCATCTTCTCCCAGATATCTGTATAGACAGCCATCTTTTCTTTGGTTTTTGCTGTTAATTTTAAATGATTTGAAGTTACACACCCATCACCAACGATAAAACCAATCAACCTAGCTTCCTCTATATTTTTAACATTTTTTATATTAGAATTTGGAAAAGTAGAAACGTTTCCAATTTTATCACCAATTGAAATATCCTTAATCTCTTTTTCACTACCATCACACATAATAACAACATGAGTATCAGTTGCCATATATGCTGAGTTTCTAGCATTTACAAATCTGGGATTCTTATTCATTCCGGCATGTTTATGAGAATATCCAGAAGCAAATTTTACTCTCGTCCATCCATTAGCATCCCAAATATCAACATCATTCTTTACCTCTCCCTCTTGATATTCGTCACGAGATAAATCAAAACCAATATTACAATGGTCACAAACTACTTCTGATATTGGTTTAATATCCATTATTCCATTTTGCTTGAAAATAACAGGCATAAAATCAGCTACTGTTTCATGATTGAAAGACATGGAGTTTGCAGCAAAAAGCTTCCCAGCTTCTCTGTAATTTACAGTACTCCAGAATCCTGCAATCTTTGCCGCACCATAAGGTGAGCGTGGATGAAGGACCGTCTTCTCATTTTGAGGAGGTGGTACCGATCCAAACATCTCTGATGTACTAGCTTGTACAAAGTGTGTATGCGGAGAAAAATTGGATAATGCTTCCAAGCAACGAATTACTCCAGTTGCTCCAATATCCATCGTGTACTCAGGAATATCAAAAGATACACGAACATGACTCATAGCTCCAAGGTTGTAAAACTCATCCGGCTGTACTTCTCGAACCCAATTAGAAATACTTCCGTAATCTGAAAGATCACCATAAGCAAGCTTGATGTCATTGTAGATATGCTCGATTCTACCCGTACTAAACGAAGAACTTCGACGAATTAAACCGTGAACTTCGTAACCCTTTTCAATCAGAATCTCTGCTAAATATGAGCCAGTTTGACCAGTGATGCCGGTGATACATGCCTTCTTCATCTTACTCCCTTATTTTTCGATAGCTTCGGTTATCAATCTTTCGATTTCCTGAATGTCATCTATATCGTAATTTCTAACATCAGCATCGTACTTGATTTTCTCAGCCATTACATCTAAATAGAAAATAGGCGCATTGATGCTAGAAAATGAAAGTAATGTTTTGCGACTGTCGAAAGAATTTTCCTTAATCATCGTATAGGAATTTGGCCCAGACGTTCTTCCTATAATTACTTCACAAAAAGTTGATAAGTAAGCAATTTCGTTAAGATCACATTCCTTAATTCCAATAATATCACTTGTAAAAGCTACATTTGATGTCTTTTTCTTGTATCCATTATCTGTACAGATAAACTGAACATTAGGAAATTTACGTGATAAATAATCAATAATTATATTCCAATCAAATGGTTTTGATTGACCAGATAGAGCTGGACCATTGCAAATTATTACATTCTTTTTGTACTTTGGGAATTCAATGGCTCTATACCTATCAACACCAGCACAGTTGTATTTTGACCAATCTATGGATGGGTAAAGCTCTTTCGGATCCTTTTCGATATCCGCCCAAGTTCGACCGAAAAGAGACAAATGCTTCTCGAAAACAAAATACAACGTATCAAAAGTAATACCGTTGTACCTGTTCATAAACTCATTATCATAAGAGCAGAACCAAGTATTCAAATACAATGTGTCGTCAATTTGAACGACACCTGTTTGGTCCTTTGATGAAAGCCTTCTCCATCCGTAGTATTTCAACCCAAGATCTTTTAACAGATAAGGATCATTCTGGTGCATGTATCCAAATTCAATATCAGGAAAAGCCTCAACAAATCTCTTTACCATTGTTCTGGATAAATGAAGATCTCCTTTATGGAACGCATTGAAGAATATTACCTTTTTCACATTCATGTTAGCCAACCCTGTCAAGTAAACCTACAATTGAAAATAGTTCAAGAATTCTTGATTCGAATGTATGCTCAGCCAAAACTCTTCGGCTTCCATTAGTGCCAATCTCGGATGCCCATTCTGGTTTTTCAAGACATTCCTTTACAAGGTCAAAAACCTGTTGCTCATCATTTGCAATTAACAAATCCCCGCGATCGGTAAAGTAGCTTTCTGAACCAGGAAACCTGTATGCAATTGTTGGACGACCAGATGCTAAACACATCAACATTCTATCAGAGAAATAATGGCTAACATCATTGAAATTGCTTACACTGACAACACAAGCCGAGTTGTTGTAAATCTCATTAGTATCTTTGATATCACATGCACGAACCCTGATCTTCTTATAACCAGTTCCAAAAATACCAGCACGATCACTATATGTATTCTTTAATCTTTCAGCTATTGATGATCTTATATGTCCATCTGGGAACATATTTCCATAATAATTTCCAATAAATGAAACATCATATTTGAAAAGATTATAGTTTTTAGGATAATAAGCTTGTTTATCAAAACCAATTTGCCAGTATCTCACATTTTTACATCCACTACCTTCATGAAGCTCCATTTGTCCAACATTGGACATAAGGGAATAATCAACAGCTGTAGACGTTGCAATATAGTTATGGTCTGGTTTTCTTCTAATATCACCAGACCAATTGGTAAATATTGTGTTTGGTAATTGGTTTTTCAAATTACGAATTGTCTCTGGTTTAATACTACTTGTCATTTGCAGCTGCATATGAACAAGATCTGGTTTAAACTCCAGAGCTATTCTGGTAAATTCACTGTTAGGATCTCTCGATTGCGTGAAATCAAAAACTATAGTATCAGCAAAACGACGAAACGCTCTTTCCGTACCTTCTTGCTGTCCAATTGGTAAATACAGAACCTTCATGTTACTCCAATATTGTTGGGGTAAGAGTTAAATACGGACCTTCTACCATCATCTTGTTATGTTTGCCTGGTTTGTAATTTCTGATATTAGAAGAATGTATATGTATTGTCTTTATCGTCCTACTTGGATTAGTTACTTTCCAACCAGCATCTGCAAAGACTTTTGCTAACCTGTTATCGCAGCCAGCGTACCCAAGATGAAAGTCAACATTTATGTCTATATAACCTCTGAAAACCCACGCATCCTGACTATCAGGTCTGTCAGCGAACTTCAATTCCCCATTCGGTTGTTTCTCCCATCGACATAAGGCAAACATCTCTTTGGGCTTGATTTTTTCTAGTAAAGAACAGCTTTCAGGATCTAGATAGATATCTAGATTCATGATAACATTCACATCATTAGGATCCGAATAAGCGTTGATAATCCTGAAGTAATCATTATACTTCATGCGTTCATCTGACTCTATCAAAACATAGTTGATGTATGGATTATTGATGTTACAACGCATACATTCCATAAGCTCATCATTACGAGTTTGATTCTTATCTTGATAGTATCCAACGAAAACATTTATACTCATACAACACCTAATGTTCTCAAAGATTCAACTACATTATCATTATGATTTGGATTTTGTACGGGTTGTATAATTCTATTCAAACCATTCTTAAATAGTGTGGGTGAAACCATACTTGATTTAGTGTGCCTGATAATACTTGCTTTACCAAGATATTTAGTATTGTTGGTAGTAACTGGAACACCCATACTAAGTGCTAATTCTATGAATGATGATTTGAAATTAGTATTAGTTGTTAAACTAATCAATCCCTTACTTCTAGATAGGTAATCTGATAGAACGCTATGATCAGTGTAATCTGAAAGGTACTTCATACTATTTGGTATCTTGAGCTTCGTACCAACAATACAAAGTGTTTGTTGCTCATCCCAAATGTCTATCAAATGTTGAGTGTATCCAGCATTATCTTCTACATAAAAGTAGTAAGTGTCATCAGATTGTTTATCCAATATTTTGGGAAGTGGTAAATCACACAGGATAACTTCAGCATTTGGGAACCATGTGTTTAACATGATTTTGTTTTCCAATGATGGAGTATAGATCGTTTTTGATTCGCTCAATGCGGCAAGACAATCTCGTTTATCTCCACGAAATTCACTTATCCAAACGCGAGACGATGCAATAACACAGTCAGCATCACATATAAGAATATCAGACTTAGGATCGTGGACAATATTTGGAAGTATGGTTTGAGCTCTATACAACCATTGTCTGGCTTTAAAGCCATACACATTTGCTTTTCCAGCAATATCTAAAGCTCCAAGTTGAGTTATTGGAATTGGGAAAATTGCAAAGTGCTTTGACAATGCTTCGTACTTTTTAACTACATCAGTAATTTCAAATGCTGGAGAGCCTATTGATTCAATAGATTTGTATACATCATCTGGATTTACTGGAGCCGATTCCCTAATTAATGTAAAGTGATTTTGTTTGTTTAATGGTCTTTCAGAAACATTATCAGCATCAGTTTGTTCTATAAAGATTCTCTTAATCTTTAACTTTCCCGTAGCTGAAGGATGACGCCAAACTGATACAGAATATCCATGATTAATTATTGATGGCGTAGTGTAAAGAACAAAATCATTACTTGATACACCACCTACTGTGACAAACATAGATGCGTTACTGTCTTTGTCTGGCATTAAACCAAACATTACTTTTCCATTTCCATCTATTCTTGAAACGGAAATGTGAACTGCATATCTATTCCCAGCTATAACTGATTGTACCGGAACTGTGTAAGATCCTTTATGGTCTAGGATTATATTACCAGATGACGATGACGCAAAGTTGTTACAATACGCTCTGTTGAATCCAGAATTGTTCGTATCAAACACAATTAAGCTATCAGCTTTCGCTTTAGCTAATTTTGAAACTTCCTTTATTTGATTTGGTATGTTAAGACTTAGAACCTGACAAGATGATGTAAACTTGATTCCTTCACCATCTGTAGTGCATACATTTGGAGGATCTGTTCTAATTGTTATCCCAATCCCCTTGATGAAAGCTCCTTCAGATGCGAAAAGTTTATCGCCAACTAAACGAAGACAGCCATGTTCTTTACTTTTCTTTAATTCAGAATTCCAATTAGATTGTAACTTATCACCAAACAAAGATACATCTAAAACAACTACATTACCACGAGATCTTGCTGTTCTATTAAGTCTTATTACTCTATTTGTTCCTAGATTAAATGTAACCGATTGAGATGTTGTCGATGTAATCTGATATTCATTGCTTAAACTTCCAATATTTGAGAAAATTAACCCATTGCCACCATCTCGCTTAAAATTGATCGTACAGGACATTGCTTCTGTATTACTAAAGTCTAGTGTAAGAGTTCCGGTTTTTGGAAGTAAAACCAATCCATTATTAATATTGTTACAGTTACGCATAGATTGGATGTATGGCTTAAATCCAGATACCGGTATCTTAATGATTAGATCTTGCTCCATCATTAATCCTTATATGGGATGAAAAGTGCTTTTGTTCTTTGAGAATATCGCGCACAATTCTGTTTAAATAATGCTAGATTGTCTGCATGTTGCTTTGTTTTAAAAACCCTATACTCACCAACCTCAGTCTCATCAGCCCCAAGATGAGTTCCCATACGTTCAATATACCCCATTTTAAAACCAGCAACTCTAGCCCTCATCCCAAAGTCAGCATCCTCTTCCCCATACATCCCGTACTCTGTAGTAAAGAAACCAATCATCTGATGCACCTGCTTGCGGAATACCATGCAAGCCGTTCCCAAATTCCCTTGAGGTTTTTCTTGGAATTTATGCGAACCCATTGTAATCATTGGATAAATTGTGTCCTCCATATTTACACCAACAATTCCGAATCCTTTATTTTCTTCAAGAATCTCAACACATTCTTGAAGCCAGCCATTTGGCATATTCACATCATTATCAATTGTACAGTACCATTTGGTACCAAGCTCATCAGCTTTCTTCAAAGCTATATTCCGGCCAACAGCGATACCCTTATTCTGCGGAAGCTTAACCACAACAAGTTTTTTGAGTCTACCTTCACCATTAAACTCTTTTACCTTTTCCATCGTATCCAAGACATCAACCGTTCCATCACTAGATCCATTATCTACAATAACTAGGTTGAAGTTACGACCAGGGTCTGTACCAAACAAATCCATTAAAGTTTTTGAAGTAAAGTCTAGACGATTATAAGTAATCATCATAAGAGTAGTATCGGTCATAAAAATCCTTCACAAATAGTAATAACATCAATCGGTGATACCCAATTTTTGTCTGTAAATATATCATTCTGCACCTGAAGAATCTCGGCATTTTTGAACAAATCGTATGGTCCATCTATGTATTTTGATATTACTTTAGCATCTGATATCATCAATGATATCAACAACCAATGTACATCTGTTGATAATACCATCCAAGATTTTTGAAGTACTTGAATTATCTTTCTAATATCATATTGATGTACTATCATTTTTGTCCCATGGAAAATCAATGGATTATGAGTAAACAGTACAACTTTCAAACCATTTATACCAGCTAATTGAGCAAATTCTTTAATATTGTGTATGTTCCATTTTAGTGTATCATCATTGTTTATGTTATGTATAATAGTTACAATCTTTGATCGATATGTAATATGATTTACTTTTTCAAGTTCGTTATAGAACTCTGAACCAGCTTTGCGCATTACTGGAATATAATTTTGCCATGGAATCATTGCATTCCTGAATATCTGCTCTACCACTGGAGCATCAACTTGTTGCGGGTATTTCCCCCAGTAAGATGTCCTGGTAAGGTAGTTATTGAGAACATTCATGTACGCATTGTTATCCTGATCGAAGAACAACGGAACTGGATAACTCTTTAAAGTCTCTGAAGTAAGGTTGATGTTACTGACCTTACTCAACCCTTGCGCTCGCACAAAGAACTCGTAACTAGGATTACCTAGCCAGTACAGTTTATGCGAAGAATCGAAAGAGTTTAAAGCTTCTACTACAGATAGAGAAAAGAAAGATTCAAACAAACCACCAAAGGCCGTGATAATAATATCACGGCCTCCGGTTACCTTATGCCAAATTGCTGAATCAATCTCTGGTACAATGTACTTTCCACGTTCAGTTTTCCATGGGACACCTGCAGAAAATGGGAAATACTTAGACCGATATTGCCTAACCACTAGCTAGCTGCATTAATCTAGCAGCCAAACAGGTTGCATAAGCTACTGGAGACATCCCATAATGTCCAAAAGCAAACCCATCATTAGCCTCGACCAAAACAGTCCCTATATTATTCACAGCAAAATCAAGAGTATAGCATGCTGGCGCTTTACCAGAAAGTTCAAAACACTGCACCGCTCTTTCAACAACTTCTCGTAAGGGAGCTAGCGCCCAATCCCCTTTGTATCTTCGCACATCAATGATATCACCGTTCAGAACGATGCACCTGTATTCAGAATCCATCTCAATACATTCCGAAACCCAAACTGGTGTGCTGTCCTCGATAGTTACTATACGTCTTCTTGAAGCCCAAGATCCGTCGAACACAAACCCAGTGAACAATTTCTGTTCAACAGGTTTAACAAATACCTTTTCAACGCCATGACGAACTTCACCTAACGTTGATTTGTAAATCTTTCTTCCCAAGAATTCTTGCAGTGATTCTGGATAATCCAACGGTTCAGGAATGGACTTACCCATTTTTTGAAGACTACGGTGTACATCACCAATGTATCCACACACAAAAGTATCCGGACCAAGATCTTCCATCTCATCAATATCATCAATCCAATAAAAAGGCACAACTTCCGCACCTAATTCCAAGAATCCCTCAAACGCAGTTGACATCAACTGAGTTTCTGGATATTTCTCTTTGAAGCGGAGATACACCTTGGTGGATGATGTGATAATGTGATGATTCATTTAATTATTTCCTGTGAAGTGTAAATGTAAAATTTTATCATATTTAATCTTCTAACTTATATATTCCATTCCATTTCTTTTTAAACATATTAACATTATGTGGCATCATCATTTTATTTACAGGATTCTTTTTTAAAGAAACACTCTCTTCATGATAAACTTTAGTCTTGCCACAATACATTATCTTCTTTCCTTGTTTATATTTAATCGATAAACAAGCATCGATGTCTTCAAAGCACCAAAAAAAAAAAATCTCGTCCAAACCTGGACGACCACTTTTATTAGTACTACAAACGTTCTTATAATACTTTGCTCTTGTTAATGCTAGAGCTGCAGTTACCGCTTGAAACTCTTTATTTTTTTCATCTTTAGGTGTTGATTTTTCATTATGTCTATAATGAAATGGAAGATATGAATATCTTTTCAAAAAAACCACACCGGCATGTTGCAAATTATTATTTGGATAAAGCAATCTCGCTCCAACAACTCCAACATCAAGATCATTATCAATAATACTGATCATATTTTTAATTGACAACTCATCATCAAACCACAAATCATTATTTAATAATAATACTAAATCTTCGTCATTAGGATTACACTTTTCAAAAAGTATATTCATACCCTCTGAAAATGAATGTCTATTATGTTTGGTAAAATGACATTTTATATTATCAGACAATATCGATTTAATATATTCTTCAGAACCATCCACCGATCCGTTATCTTTAATATACCAAACATAATCAATATCTTTTAAAGATCTAATTAAAGAATCATGTAATCTTTTTAGATTGACAACATTATTCCAATGCAATGTTAAAATATACAACTTACTCATATTATCTTGTACTCCCAGCACACTTATAACACTTATGATATTTAGGACACCAATGCCCTTTTTGAACTACACACATTGTAGTAAGCTATTCATGTCAACATTTACATTTCCAATGCATTTTCAATCTTTGAGCTGGTGTAATTCCCCTGTGCGTTTTTCCCATAATTCCAAGAACGTCTTTCTTGATTGATTATAAAGATTTGATAATTTTAGTTTTTGTTTTATTTTCTCTTCCATCTGCCATTCCATTTCTGTATGAATTTTTTCCTAGAAGAAGCATACATTTTAGACAATCCAATTTTAACAGATGTTTGTTTCCCAATATGATGAACTGGAACATTACAAATAACAAATCTAACACCAATCTCGCGTGCTCTAAAACTCAAATCAGTATCTTCAAAATAAGATACGAATGTTTTATCATCAAACGGACCAAAATCTTTATCACACAAACTAGTTAATAACTTTCTGCTAGCACATAAAAACCAACCTGAAACATAATTTATCTCTTTGAATGGATCTTTTGTTTCATACACAAAATTAAATTGTTCATCTATCAAACCACCAGTTGGCCCAACAAAAGAATTATCATCTATTGAATCTGATAATCTCTCTAACCACTCAATATTTTTACATGAAAACATTATATCATTATTCAAAAACAAAACAACTCTACCTTTACTTGCACGAAAAGCTATATTTACAGCCGCGGCAAATCCCAAATTCATATCATTTCTAATATAGAGAAGATTATCCATAGATTCGGAAAGTTTTCTAATTTCACACTCTGTTTCATCAGAGCTTCCATTATCAACCACAATAATTTCTAAAAAATCTGCATTATGTTTCTGAAAAAATAGCAACACATTCTTGGTGAATCTCCAATTGTTCCATACAGGAATTGCTATAGATAACTTTTTCATTTTACACAAAGCTCCAAAATCTGTTTCGCCGCAACCTCGCGGCATGGTATAGATATCAACTTCTTTGTTTGATCATCTGAACCATTATCTACTATAATAACCAGATGATCGTTTGGAAGATGTTGAAGATATTTTAAAGTCTTCTGTGTATAACCAATTGTTGAAAACTGGGATAACAATAGCTAAATTTTTTCATTCTGGATTGGCATGTTGGCACGGTACTTGCTATTTTATAAGGATCTAATTTAGATAATAAGATCTGGGGTAACTTTTAGGGTTTATTTATCGTTTAAAGAAAAGATCCTGACTATTTACAAAGATCAAGAATACATTTAGCAGAATTCTCCCATGTATATTTTGTAACTGTTTCTAACATACTCGACTGGAAATTAGTTACCAAAGAGTTATAGTTTTGGACAGCAAATTGTAGTTTGCTTGCTGCATCATATACGTTAATTTCGTAATGAACAGCATATGGATTGAAATTCCAATACTGATGATCTCTTGGTGCTCTAACAATTGAACCATCAATTAACAATGAGTTCGAATCATTACAGAAGTCAAGCTGACCACCGTAACGAGGAACAACATTGATACATCCAGAGGCCAATGCTTCAAGTGATGGTAAATGCCAACACTCAGCATATGTAGCAGAGAAGTTTACATCACAAGCTGCATAGATATCGGCAATGTTTGGAATGTAACTGTGAACAAGTTCTACCTCAGCGTGATTAGGATACTTCTTTTCAAATTGACGATAGATTTCGTTAAAGTCCACATCAAATTGACTACCTGAATTATTTGACTTGAAGACTTTCGCTACCAAGACAACGTCATCATTCTTGGTAAATGCTTCTCCAAAAGCTTTGAGAGCTAAATGTAATGCCTTACGACGATGTGGCTGAGCAATATTTAACAGTATCTTCTTTGTCTTCTTTGTATTCAACTTCCAAGGATTCTTCTCAGCAAAATCCTCTAGGTTAATTCCGTGAGGAATTACTCTCATGTTTTCCTCTGGAATACCCATAGACAAGAATACTTCTTTGCTGAAGCCTGATGATGGAAGAACTAAATCACAAGCTCGGTAGTATTTTGCAAACCCAGAAAGCAACACTCTGAAAGAATCAGAGAACTTCTTATTATTGTACTCGTAATTCCAGATACCAAATCTATTCTTAGTACCATTCATCAGGTAATGTGGCCAATTATGAGGTGCTGTATAACTAATCTGACAATCATATTGTCCAAGCTTTGGAACTTCCTTAATTAGATCATTGCCATTTATACCAGAAAGCTTAACATGAGGTCTAAGATCTTGTGGACAATATCTCTCTTCAAATCCATCAGTTGAAATGAAGTCAACATCATGTCCCATTTTGATAAGTGCCCTCCCAAGATTCTGACCAATAATTGACCATGAATGGCACTTACCAAATAGAAATTGCTGTATCTTAATTCTCATACCACTCCATTAAGTGAAAGTTCCTCAAAAATTCTTCTATCTTCTTTATCTAGAATATCTTTTCTGGCTCTCTCGACAGCAATTCTTATAATTTCATTTTCGAAACGAAGACAACCACAAAGTTGACGCCTAGCTTCTCCTTTGGTGCGACGGTATTTCTTACCCATACTAGTCGCATATATCACAAATTACGGATACGGATCGTTACTTGATAGTAATCCAATTACCTGATCTCTTGGTACTGTTAATGGCGTATTGTTCCAACCAGCCTTTTTTAGATACGCTGTAATCTGAATTTTTGGTCTAAGCTCTGGGTAAATAGCCGAACTTAAAGCATCTTTCATCGTGAAATATAGAATGCCTTCTTCCTGATCGATGTATGCTGCCAGGTAGTCATCAGAGATGACACCGTATCCCAAATCCCAGTTGTAACCATCTAGACTTGGAGCAATAGATGCAATTGACAGCCCAAACCTAATTTGGTTTTTTACCAAAGCATCAGACTCAACAAATGTACAATCAGAGAATCTAGCTGCAGTAAATCCTGCGGAGGTTCTTCCATTTTCATGATTGACAACAAGTTTGTTGAATACGTCAAGAACACCACGGCCAAGAGGTACTTCAGGAATTTCTATGGTAATTACGTGAAGTTCAATGTCCTGTTTATGGAAGTTACCATATCTATCAAGTATCTGGCCGTTACCCATAATCAGATTGTTTGGTACATAAAAATCGTTAACACCAGGGTCACATACATTTGCTCCAAATGTAAACGTTTCTTGACAAATAGAATCATTAGATTCATCACAAGTACCAAGAGATGTTAATAAATTATCCGGTGTTGTCGATGATGTAAATGTAACAGGAACTTCACGGGCATTTGATTTGAACTGAAGGAGATAATCTTCCCAGAAAAGACTTGAACGAACTCTGAATGGTATTGCCTCAAATGGAACTAACTGATAAGCAGGATCTTCAGCTTCAACATCAGGAAATCCATTGTATCCGTAAACTTCAAGTTCTTTATCTGTTAAATCTGATACACTTACAATGTTTTGTAAAGAATATCCATCAAGTCTAATGTATCCATCACCACAGTCATAATAACCATCAGCCCTACCAGTTGGACGTTGGACAATTATCTCCAAACGTTGGAATGTATCTCCAATATCAAAACTAGCTCTTGTTTTTGCTACATACGCTGTAATATGATTTATATCTGTAGCTGTGATATAGCCATCACCATCAACGTCTCCCCTGATAATTTCTAGAGTATCAATTTCACCATTAAGTATTTTTAGTTGAGTTGATGATAAAAGTAAAGATTCTCCAAGAAGTTCCGAAGCTCTAAAAATGTCAAGATCATCTACAATTCCATCACCATTGATATCACCATATCCATCAGTGCATAATACTGTAGATACAATTTTGTATTCCTTTGCTTGACATTCATCATTCGGAATTAAAGCCGAGCCAATGAGTTGTTGTGATATAAGGTCGGAATTTGGTGCAAGAACATGAAATACATTTCCCTTGGCAAGACCTGGAAAAAGTTGAGTTCCGCTAATGTCTTCTCCTGATTTTGGATTTGTATCACGAGCGCAACCGATAACAACTGGTTCAGAAGTTTCTCTTAGAGTCTCTAGGTTTGTAGTAGTTACAAAACTAAATGACGGTTCAAACTTCTGACGAGCATATACTGGATTACCAGTTCTTTCATCTTGCTCCTGTACTGACTGTACAAGAACTGCTTTAACCACAGCTGTATTTAATGTGTTTTGACCAACATCTGCAAATGCTTTTTGATCGAATACGTAGTCAACAACAGCTCCCAATGTATTTGTATTGGTTTTTGAGATTTCCATCCCATTGCCATCGTCATAGGCGAATCCATCGGCTACCTTTGCGGAATCTGACCATACCTGATACCACATATCCTCTTCAGGAACATCTGTCCATTCAGATGTGAATATAGTGAATCGATCATTTGTAGTCTGAGAATTTCCAATACCTGTAAATAGAGTTCCTGTACTAGCATCTCCAGCACGACCTATTGTAAAAATATAGAATTTACCAGGAACGATTATTGGATTTATAGTATCTGAAAGCAACGTATTACTGAAGATTAGATCAATGGGCTGTAAAACGTCCGAAAGAACATAGCCAAGTCTCTTAAAATCATCCTGATCCAAACTGAATTGGGTTAATGGAATTGGATTTGGTTCGAACTCGATAGCAAGCTCTGGGACCAAATCGGTTGGACAACTTATCGAACTTTGCAGCTCATAAACACTAACTAAAAGTTCTCCACTCCAGTCGTATTCTTTGTCAGTATCGGAAGTAGTGTCTTTTCTAACCCCTAAAAGCAATGAGATTTTTTGGATGTTATTGTTATTAGCTAAGAATTTCTCACCAAGACGTGTAGTAATATCATCAGCTACTAATTCAAAATCGCGCTTAACTGTAGTATTGATCCATAAAGAATCAACATTATATTCAGTACCTATAGCTGTTTGAATTGTTTGGTATAAAGTAGCTGTTGGGTTCGCCCCAACTGATGTGTTTGAAACTTTAAAGTCACGGAAGAAAAGGTTTGGTTGTACGTCCTGTTCAATCATCACAGGATCACGAGATAGCTGAAAGCTTGATGTTTCTCTTATTATTACACGACCACCAAGCTTTCTAGAACAGTTATTATTACCAAAAAAGTCATTAAAGAATACTGTAAGTATTTTTGAATAGTGTTTTTTTGTGACCTGTTTTTCTTTCTTGTAGAAGTAAAACCTATCATACTGTAGGTTTCCTTGGAAATCTAAACCGATAACTAACACTTTAGTACAAAGACGGCCCATTGCAGTTGATTGCCAATGCCATGGGTAAATCTCTGGATTAGAGTCTGTTAGTTCAACTTCAAGTTGGTTTCCAAGAGAATTATCCGTTGGTTGTTCTAATGGTCGTAAACCAGTTCCGTCAAAATCATTAGATGCAATAAGTGCAACCTGATCTGGGAACAGATTCTCTGTATCAAAAAGAACTTTTTGAACAGGAGAAAGCGGTACAACACCAGAACCGAAATGATTTTGAACGATCGAAGAGTCATAACTGACGTTTCGATTTTGTTCAATATTCATATCGATCTGATCAACTCTTTGACCATCATACCAACGATTTTCGAGATAAGAAACTGATTTGCGAACGGTCACAGCATTCTCCTATTATCATTAATGATTCTATTTATCTATAACTGACTAATGCCTAAAAAATCAGCTATAGTTTGTGTTAGATGTTTTTGGAATATAAAATTAACATCTTTTGGTTTAGTCATAGTTTCACTTCACGTAGTAGATTCCAACTTTAGAGGTGGCTGGTTTTAAGGCATTTATTAAAGCTTCTAACACAATACGGACACGTTCATCACCTGTAACTATATCAAAAGAGTCAATGATATCAATGTCAAAGTTGAAAATGCCATAAGCTGGATCTCTAATCACTGCAAAATCCTCAGTCTTTCCAATGTTTTGATCGAAATCCCATAGTAGTGTTGTATATGCATCCTCAATGGATGGGTATAGGTATTCCTTGTTTGTACTCCAATAAACATCTACTGGCTGACCAGCTACCATTAGAGGATTATAGGCTTTGTTAGATAGCTTTAGATTATCGAATCTTGCTTCAGCACCAAAGTTTCCAGCATAGTCTTGACCTAATGAAAACTGTTGAACAGTATCTTTAAAGTTTATATCAGCAATATAGCTCTGACTCATTTCTCCACCCAGAGCAGATTGACCCCAGATTAAACCAGTTCCAAATAGAGCATCTCCCTGTCCAAAGAGTAGAGCACCCTTTTCTTCACCATCAATGAACAATCTGAGTTCGTCTTTGTTATCCTTTCTATTGAATTTAAAGGATGCACGAACCCTGTGCCAAGTATCTCTTGGCCAGAAAATCTGCTGCCTGGTCTGATATTCCTTACCGCTAGCATTGACCGTCAGATTGAGGTATCCCTCTTTATCCTTGGCTATAGTTATGCGATCTCCATTTACACCAGATGGTATGTATGATACATGAACCGGCGTATTTTGGAACGGAAGTAAAGTCTTCAGGATAATTGTTTTTCCATCGGTATCAATACTACCACCGTTGAAGTATTCGGTTCCCTGAAGTTTTGTATCATCAGCTAGACGAACGTAAACTATCTTACTTGCACGTCCAGAAAGGTTTACACGTCCTTTTGTAATTGAAGTTACCTCTTCAACGACGTTTGAAGCCGCATCGAAGTAAACACGAACGTTAGGATCGTTGTAAGTATCAAAACGAGGACTAATCCAGAACTCAATTAAACCTTCTCCCGATGTATCCAGATTTCCCTGGTTATCAAAAGCCACACCTTTGTCACGAATAACAATTGAGTGTCCAAAACGAGAGTTTGGACCTTGACCTGATTGTACGTACTCCTTTTTAGCGAATTTGTAGAAGGATGAATCATTTTTAGGTGGCAATTCCTCGAAATGTAATAATGCTAGTGTATCTTGGTTCGTAACATATGGTGCAAATTTGGTAGCGCCAGTTGTAATCGATTCTTCGTTGGTTCCAAGCGTCTCTCCGATACGAGTATCTGTAAGTTGACGATTTAGAATACGGAATTCGTCAATTACAGCCTTAGCAGGGTTCTGAAGAGTTAAGTCGTTGCCGATAATGCCGGTTTCAGATGTTAATGGTTTAAATGGAACCTTAAGATAAGTTGCATAGTCAAGTTCATAGTATCCGGCTGGTAAAATGAACGGTTCATTCGTAAAACCAGCTCTTTCAAAAAATAAAAACCCATTTGCAAAGCCAGATCGTCCAATATTTACTTTGAATGACTCATAAAAACCGTTTGTGAACGGAATTCCGACAGCACTATTTAATCTGACAGTTGTATCGTTAATTTTTTCAACAATTTCATACAATCCAGCTGCTCCAACGGGAGAAGTGATTGATAATAAGTTACCAACTTCTGATGCAGGGAAATATCCGAGAGAATTGCTTACAATTGTACCACCGTCATCACTTTGCAGAGAACCACCAGAAGATGTTCTATAAGAATATCTGATAACTGGGTACAAATTGTTTCCCGCAGGTTCTGTAATTGAATATGTATCTTTTATTTCAACTGATGTAGAATTATAAGCGATTGAAAGTGGTGTTGCTTGTACAACTATAGAGCTGAAAGTACGCCATTTGTATGTTGTTGTTTTCTTTCCGGGTGAAATGAACAAAATTGTTTCTGTTGGACCACCAGTAGAGTCTCCGTTTAGTGTAACTTCGACTGGAGTACTCCAATCTACGTTATCTCCAGTAACTCTGATATCAAAATATCTTCCTTCAACAGAATTTGAAGGCTGAGTATACCCATCTATATTCGCAACAAACGTTCCACCTATCAAAGTTGAGTTATCTGGACCAATTGCTATCAATGGAAGAGCAATTGTACGAACAATAACGTCATCGAGGTTGATTGGAGGCGGCAGATTGGTCTTGAGAATCGAATTTTCGCTCCAAAGGAATACATTCGTCTTACAACGTCTGTGGTTTAGACCGAAAGTCTTGATCAAAACAGTATCACCAATATCCAGATTACCAAGAACTTTCAAAATTCTCTGATTTAGAGCGTTTCTCTCAATAGAATAGCTCGGGATGTCAGCTCTAACACCTGGAATCTCAGTTTCAACGCTTCCAGATTTTGTAAATACACCAATGTTTGTGTAAACATCAATCTCTGTACCTACAACAAACTCTACAGGATTCACGGAGAACCTTGCATCTTCCAAAGTGGCTGGCATTACAGAAGAAAGCGTCAATTCATTAGCAAAAACATCAACAATGGTGTATGTTACGAAGTTCTGTTCAAGAATTTCGATAGTATTGCCAATAACAATACCCTGGGCCTGGAAATTTATAGTTTCGGAACGTACAGTTGCAGACCCTTGATTTGTTATGAGGTCATTTCCAGCTATCGATTTACTTGTAATAGTTCCAACAACCTCTTCAGGTACTATAGTTCTGAATCTTTCTGTGCTAGCTATTGCTGGAACGTTACCATAACGAGCTAGATTCGGTGTTTCGAATCCATCAATGTACAAATGCATCTCATCGCGGTTGTCAGTTGAGTTTAAAACCCATGACGTTGCAATATGATGCTTTCTACCAGCCTGCCAGTTTTGAATATCTGCGGAAACTTGATAAACAGAACGTCTCTCTGGGTTAAATTTACCTAAACCACCCATATCCCAGACTTCAAATACAAGATATCCACGACCATCTTTGTAGATAGAAAATCTATTCTCGTTTTCATTAAGCCCAAAGTCAAAGAAATAGTGACGATCATCACTCATGAACTGAATACCATCAAAAGAATATCCAGGAACAATGCTGTAACCATCGCCAGGAGAGTATCCATCTGGCGAAGAGCTATCATATCCATCGAGATAGAACTCAAAATCGATATTTTCAAGATCTGATCTTAGTACATCTGAGATTTCTCCAAGAGATGGGATGAATTTCACATCATAAAAATCACCGGTAGTCCTAATATTGCCCTTGTAAACAGATCCACTAACGCCTGGAACCTCCTTTGCTAGAATTTTCCATTGTTTATTATCAGGATCGTAATAGATAAACGCGCCAGTCTTTGTAAAGATTAGAGCCGGAACACCTTCTGGGCCCTTACTATCAGTTCGATTAACTGTAAAGCGACCATATTTATCAATTTCTGGATGGAAAGACGTTGTACCAATGTAAATCTGATCAGATTCAAGAGCATAACCATCTTTTTCTAAGTAGAAAGATAACGTTGCATCATTGTCAATACCATTCCACTCAGGAATGACACACATTTCTAGTGTTCCTTCCTCCAATCTTAAGTTGTTTGAGATTGGAAGAGTAACACCATCGCCTCTTTCTTTAATAGCTATACCCTGATCGTAGCATCCTGATGTGAGATATGGAGAGCCTAGTACTGTACAATCAAGTTTTTCAAGATAGCTTACGCCAAGAGACCACCAAGTAACCTCTCGAATCCTTGGATCTATTTGAGTTACCTGAGCAATCAGCTGTTTTATAGCTGGAATTGTTGGTCCTTGTGTAAATGTCTGTAAAGCTCCTTGAATCAAATCACGATATGTTTCACGATCTAATTCATCATCAAAGACCTGAAGCTCTGGAACTCTTACCAAAGAACCAAAATTTTCCAACAGCGATGTTCTAAGAGCACCGATTAGATATGTAACGTAATAATTGTCATTCTCATCAAGTACATTACTTTCTCTGAAGTCAATTACGTTATCACCCCACTCGTACGAAATAATAATCTCATCAACAAGACATGTGTAATCTATAAATAAATCACCTCTATTATAGTCAATTATAGGAGTTGAAGAACCATTAAGTACAACCGTATAGACAACATCTATAATATCACCAACATTAGCTCCTGAAGTTGGAGATATTGTTATCACATTACCAGAAACTGTCTGATATCCATCAAGTAATTGTTGTCTATCTGAAACTCTAACAACGCTTTGTACGGTTTTTAGCTCAATACCAGGAGATATGAACGGTACTGTAACAATAAGTCCAGTACCAACTACAGTTCGAACATTTTTGAAAATACCAGTATCATCCAGAGTGATAATATTAGCATCCCAGGTAGCTGTTTCTGCAAAGTTTGTTGGGTCTATATTATTGTTTAAATCAAATGCATCGTAAATACCACGAACAATCTTGATATCATCGTTTACGGTTATTGTTCCATTGTTATAAATAAATGGATCTGTAACATCTTCTGCAATGAATCTTTCATCAGAGAAATCAAGTAGAGTTGGTACTGGTACAATCTCTCCCTCGTCAAACGATTCATAGTTGATCTCTTTGTTAGTACCAAAGTTTGCATTTATAGATGAATAAACCTTAGATACAGCAATAATATGAGAATGTTCAGGATTTATGACCGGTTTCCTGTAAGATACCGTACCAACATTCAAAGTCTGAGTAGGTATAACACCAACATAAACAATACCATTACGATAGTTTATTTGATATTGTCCAACAAGCAATCTGTTGGTATTTGTTGTTTCACTTAATTCCTGAGCATCATAATATAACTCTTTGTCAAAAATATCCGTTTGACTAAATGAAACGCTAGAATTGAAGCTTGATCCTATTACATCCTCAGTGCCGGCTATTATGTTTTCATTTTGAAGCTGAAACTTCAAAACACGAATACCACTAATATTGATAAATTCACTCTCAAGAATGAGAGGTTCATTTAGCACAGCAGTGAATGAACATCGCTCTCTTTTTGGTTCACTGATGTTTGGTGCAGTTCTGTAATCAAACCAAATCCTATGTTCATTAAACCTTCTAACAGTATAAATCTCACCAGTAGTCTCGTTAAAGATTTTGAAAACATCTGTGATTGGAGAGTTCTCTGTGTATATTGAATCAATTGATGCTAGTCTGTTAAGTATTCTTTCATCACGAGTTTCCACATGGACATTTGCTTTGTAATCAATATCAGGTACAAGGGTTTGTTCATACTTGTAGTTAATCTTTGCAGTCTTTCCAATAAGTTCTCGCAATGGAGACGCTACAAGGTCTCTAAATTCTGGAACATAAGTGTAGTCAAGGTTTAGAACATATGTCTTTCTGTAATAGTAGGTCATGGTTGGTGGTAAATATCCCGTACCATCATTATCTACTGCTCCATAAACAAAAACACGTCCAGTTTCATAATCTACTGAATAGTCACCAGGACGACTTGGAAGGCCACCCTCTCTGAATGGAATCTCGTTAACGAATGCTGATGGAGTATTACGAAATGGTGTTACTGAATAAGGATCGTAAAATATAATACCACCGGAACTTGGAGTACCATCAGTTGAGGTAACTATTGGTGCATTTTTTACAGTGAACATCGTTGTTAGAGCAGGAGCTGGTTCACGAATTTGCTGCACAACTTCAATAACCTCTACACTATTAGTTGCAATAACTCTACCAAGTGATTTGTATTCATATGATACAATTATAGTATCAGTACCACCAGGCAATACAAAACTTGAATCCTCTTTAATATCCTCGTTTAATTTAATCTGATTATTGCTTAGAGTAACTAAACGACGACCATATGGATCATACTTAGGATCATTGATCCTATATCCTAATGATTCAATGTTGTATGTCCAAACATTACCATTCTCATACTTAATTTGAATACTTGTAACTTTGGTCACAGGCTTTTTTTTAAGTGTTAGAGTAATATCATTGTAAGTACCAGATCCATATCCAAGAACAAGAACCTCATCTGTTACAACTTCTCTTTGAAGAGTAATTGGCTCTTTTGGAAAGTAATCAAATGGAATAACTCCATCAAGTGTTTCGTTCGTAGGTGTTAAGCCAACCCGAGTAACTTCAAACGCACCTTCTTGAAGAAGACGATCCCAAGGACCATATCGACGAGTTTTACGTTCATCCTTTATTTCAACTTCAAGATAGTTTGCAGTTTTAGCCTGACGAACATCTGCCTTAGCCTTGTTAAGCATATCAGAAACCTGATTTAGAATGGTTCTGATAACTGTTTCACGAGACAAATTGTAAACAGAGTTTGGGCCACCTAGATAACTTACAAACAAATCTCTAGTTGGGTTGTAATCATTTTCAGCTCCGAGAACTTTAACAACATTTGAACGATCATCTTCAATTAAAAATTGATGCTCATCATAGCTGCGGAACTTTACAGCATTTGTGGATCTGAATGTTACTTTGTATCTTGCAAATGGTGTGTGTGGTAGTGTTTCAATTTCAAGAATTTCATCTCTAATAAAAACATTTAATACCTCGACATCCGGAACATTATTAATCTCGGATTCAATTAAAATATTGGACTTACCAATATCTTCAGCCAACGGAGCTGAAAATCTTACCTTGATTGTCCTGGAATCTGATGCATTTATATTTAGGATTCTAAGGTTTGCCATTATCGCTCTTCGACTATAACAACGACATCATTTGCAATGATGTATTCATTTTTTTGTGCCTCAATACTGAGAACACGGCCAACTTCACCATCACGGTTGAAATGAGTTGAACGTACACGACCAACGCCAGCAATTGCTCCAGCTATAATCAATGAATCTGATTCGTCAATTGTTGTGCCAAGCTTAGCTGCATTAAGAGATTGAGTAACTGCATCTTGTACATTTTGGGCAACTACAGAACTAGAAGTTTCATATCCCTTCTCTACAACTATAGCTAATGTTATATTTATTCTAATTGGAATTGCTGATTTTACCAAAACATCAGATCCGATTGGTCTAGTTCTTTCAATTGAAAATGTATTATCACTAATCACTTGATTCTTATTATATCTAATCGTGATTCTCTCGTTCTGCTTTGGAGCAAGATAATCATAATATGATGTGTATCTGGAACCCTGTGTTGGTTGATTTTGAGGAGCTATTGTTAAAGTTGCTGATTGAGAAGATCCTGAAGTAAAACCGCTTGAAATTGAAACTATATCAACAAACGCAAATGTTTTCTGAGTATATAAAGTACCACTTTTACTGAATGATACATTTTCAGAATCATCAGTTGTTCCGACATAAAATGTTACTCTAAACTTCTCTCCAATTACTGGAAGATTATCTTCGTTTGTTATTGTCTTTGGAATCTTTATCTGGGTTCTTGTAAGTGATGTATTTTCAAGAGCCTCTTCTTTTGAGAAATTGTTATTTAAAATCTCATATCCAAATACATCATATTGTTGCTCTACAGCAATTACTTCTTGACCTTGTGCTTGAACCTTATCAAATGCAATTAATGATATTATTCCAACATTATTTGGAATTGATTGATTACTTGTAAGTTTAAGAGCCTTACGAATTAATGATGACAAATCATGAACTTGTCCATTAGCTGTTGCAGTAAATACACCATCAAAGATTCCAGTGATAGAAGTTCCAGAAACTGTCAAAACACCTGGAGATATTGTACCAGCAATCGTCATTTTTAAACGAGAAGGTGCGCGCCTTAGGTTTCTCTGGATTGGAGGGGTTAGATCTGGAACAATTGATATTACCGGATAATAGATATGAGTTGTTGGCTGTGTACCAAAAAGTGTGGAATCAGCATTCTGAAAACCATTTGCATTTCGATAAATTGGGAAATTCGCCAAAGTGGTAGCAGGAACTAATTGACGAATATCTGCCAAATAATTTACTTCTACAATGTATCCATCACCAATATTAGTTTGGGCTGGAAGGGTAATAACGTTAGTACTAAAAGATCCGCTTACGCCACTGGTTGTAAACTTATCCTCAACATTGTATCTAACGTTTACAATATCACCAACCTCAGCTGATGTATCAGTTGGTAGATAAATTGTAGCACCACTAAAAGAACCATCATCTCGGCCTGTATTGTAGTATTCAGCTCCAGATGTTGTATCTACTACAGATATAACATTAACAATCTGTGTAGACGCAACTATTGCTATTCTGTTACTAACTAAAGTAACTTCTATATCTGTATCTTCTTTAAACGTGTTTACAGAGACTACAGCATTAACTGGATGAGTAACTTCAATAGTACGTTGTTGAGTTCCAGTTCCTTGAACTATAACTTCTTCACGACGAACATCGTTTGAATATCCCCAGTCAATAGAATCAACAACATCTCGGATGTTATCAGAATTGACACGATTATCAAAATCCCAATAAGGATCGTAATCAAACAACCAAATGTAATCTACTTGTAAAATATCACTAACAGCAGGAAGAGTGGATCCTGTGATTGTAATTCTACCAGTTGTGTTTTGAGTACCACCATCTGGGTTCTGTGATGATATAATGTATCGCTCACCAGTTGTTTGGTTAAAAATACGACTTACTGCAGTAACCGGATAATGAGATAGGTAGATGCTAGAACGATCAGAAGAGCTAACCCTGGAGTTCTCATTAACAACCTGAATATTTTGCTTAATTGCACCAATCTTTGTTACATCAGAGAATCCGGTTGAATCCTGTGAGTTAAATTTTCCTTTAGTTAAATCTTCTGGAAGATCACGAACTCTATCATCTACCCAACGAAGGCGATCAAAGCCCCAAGGTGAACCAGCATAAACTCCATCATCATATACGAGTTCATAATTGCCAGAAACTCTACCAAGGTCATCTGTGCTCTTTTCAATGAAATGGCTACCACTAGAGGATCCAGAAACCTCAAGAATATTTGTAACTGGCTGATTTGGCAATTCTTGGTTTTCTAAATTCTCTTTTCTCTTGGTAACTACAAGCTTGTTTTCATCACCATCAATTTGTCCAAGCACATAGTCATTTACAATATCTGTTGGATCATCTCTATTGCTCTTATCATAGTAAATGAAAGAGTCTAAAATTTCAGCAAGACGAAAACCATAGGCGTAAATATCAACTTTTCCACCAGTACCCTCAGATGTAATCGTTCGAGTTCTGTCCTCAGCTACATAGACTTGAGTTCCATCACGAGTCATCAAAGGATCGCCAGGTCCAACAACTATAGCATCAACCACATCAGGATCTGACATAACAACATTACGGTATCCAGTTTCAGTACCGGTATTGGCTCCACTGAAAATACCTAAAACTCTACGTTTAAATGCTGAGTCTGTTTCAGCTGGAGAACCACCAGCAAATGATGCCGGATTTGTTACTCTAGAAACTCCAGCAATAGTTGTTGAAGTAAGACTGTAACGGGAAATGTTTCCACCAGAACCTGTTGAAGTTGCATTAACAGATACTTCTACAGCGTATTGATCATCAATACCTACGAAATCTAAAGCACCCCTATACTTTTGAGCAGTTGCTCTATAGGTGTTTTTATTAGCTACACCTACAGTTAGAGATGTATTAACTGTAAAAGATGCACCGTTAGAAGCAACGACAACACTACCTTTGTTGATAGGAATATCAGATTCAATTTCATTAAATGTAAGAAGAGCTACGCCGGATGCTCTTGAACCCTGTTTACGAGTTGCTCCATAGTTTGAAGCAATAGCATTCAACTCAGATCCTAAAGACATAAATAATGACTGAGAATCTTGAACTCTTAGGAGTTCTTCATATAGTCTAGCCAACTGCACGGCAGGGCCATCCACTAGAATATCGCGGGCAACCTGACCGGGTTTCAAATCCAAATTCGGAATAGCAGTTCGATAAAAATCTAAGATGCTAAGAACGATATCATTTGCTGTTCGAACCCGTACCATTTGTCTCCTTAAAAGCTACAAAAGAGCATATATCCAGCCGCACCACCAATGCTAAAAAATGCATTGATTAGCCAGCCACAACGGCAAATGATACCGGAACTCTCTGATAGGCTTTTGAGATGATAATTAAGTTCACATTATAGTACCTAGGATCATCTTTCGCTCTGGATACTCTTATATTCTCAATAGTGGCAATTTGCTCATCTGGTGTTACGACTTGATTTTGTTTTATTTGATCACGCTGTAAATCTTGTAAACGCTCAAGTGATGAGCGGAGCTGCTGCGAAGCAACATCTTCAACAAATGTTTCCTCATACCCAGTACCAATCATAGCTGAACTTAGAGGTGACCCATAAGCTGGGAAAAATGGATTAGATCCCAATTGAGTACTAACTAATTTTAATACATCTTGAACTAGTTTATTAGCATCTTCTACGATATCAAAATCACCATTCTTGATTACTAGATCTCCGCCAAATAGTTTAAGGTCAAATGACATGCTATCTCCACTGGATTATTGTCTTGGGATTGTTCCGCCATCTTCCTCATGCTGACCGCTTTCACTCTTGAAAAGCTTATCTCCATACGAAAGTATCGCCTGAATTTGTCTAGCTAATTTCTTATAAGCGTCTGCGGCAGATCCTTGTTTAGCAGCCCTAGCTGCCGTATCGTCTGTTTTTAACTCTGGAATGTCATTTAAACGCTTTGCTGCAGCATCATCAATTAGATTTAATAATACTGTAATATCAACCGCCCAAAGAGCAGAATAGATAGCAATAATATCAATTAATCCCAGACCGCTTACCTCACCAGAAATAAATTCAATACTTCTAAGAGCATTTGAGGCATCAGCTTCTAACTTAGACCTTTCATTTTTAGCTTCCTGAAGTTTAGATTTAAAAGTATCTGCAACGTTTTGGAATTCAGAAATCGTGAAATCGGAAAAAGCTAAAGGTTTAGCCTCAGCCGTTTCTCCAATATCTAATTGCTGAGAAGCTATTGAAGCTTTGATTTCAAGTTGACGAATACGACGTTCCAATTCCCAAGAATTTAGGAATTGTTTGGGAATAATATATTCAGTACTTACCTCGGTACCTTTTTCAGGCCCCCCATCTCTTGACATTGGACACCATACTATTTTTTGAAATACTTTCTCTATTATCTCAATATTATTAATGTATTTATTTATTAGACCTTTATACGTTCTTACTAAGTTATCAAGAGTTAATAACTCTATTCTACCAGAATTCCCAAGTGTCTGTTTTAAGTCAACTTCATCTACTCCAATGTCAGATAAAACAGCTGCAATTTCTCTTTGATTATCTTCAGATAATTCTGTAGAAAAAATGCTTAAATTAAAGTTTTGTACATTGGTTTTAATCTGATTTATTAGATTTTGTTGTCTAAGTCTTAGTCTAAGAATGAATTCAATACCTGGACGTTTTATGTATTTATTACGCTCATATTCTGTATCTTCAAGAAATGGAACAGCTACCATAACACTTGCAGATCCTGATTTAGGATCGACATTTGCTGCTATCACTGGATCAGTCATAAACGGAGCAAGTATATGTCGTACATTATCTTTAAAAGATGTAATTGCAGAACCATCACTCTGTTTGTACCTACGCTCAATAACACTTTTACGAACAGGAATTGGAATTATCTGTTGTGATGGGTTATCTAATGAAGTTAATCTGTCAGATTCAGATTCTACTGTTACATTTAATGGACGTTGACCTTTAGGAATAGCAAGTGCAACACTAAAAACAGCAGCATCTAAACCTCCAGACCTAAAATATCCATAATTATCTCTGGATGAATTCTCACGCATTTGTACAAGCTGTTTTACTGCCGTAGGAATACTATTACATACATCAGTCCTTCGACGCTCTTCTTCAGCATAAACTAATGGATTAAATCCTGTGTTGAAAAATTTACCATCCGGAGCAACAGCTGGTAACCCAAGGATCCTATAGAATGCATGAGCCCTACTTTCCTGTGGAAATATTGTACTTGGTAAACCTGCTTGGTTTAATTGTCCACTAACTATAGGAGCATTATGACTTCTGTAGCGATCAATTGGAAATATGAATTTCTTAACAAGAGTATTGATATCAAGATCAATACTCTGATAATCATCTAGAATGCTCTCATCCTGTTGTTCTCCAACAGGCTGAGTTTCAGTTGTATAAGCCATTAGTTACCATCCTCTGCAATGTCATGCGGGCCATACTTAGCACGAGCCTCATCAGCCTGCTCACGACGGTAGTTAGTTGTTCTATCAATAAATTCATAAGGAACAACGCGCTCAATAATCTGAGTAGCAGCATCATCATTATCTCTATTGATTGTCAAAACAAATGACTCACTATTAAATGTGGCTGTTAGTTCTCCAGCTCCAGGATCTGAACTGGTAATGACCGCATTGAATTCACCATACCCATCGTATGTAAATGGGGTAATTTCTCCAATAGTGACTTTACCAACAATCATCTTTGCTAGACAATCTCCAATTACTTGATCTACATTTACACCAATCTGTGTTCCGGATTTGTCCCTGAGACGAACGGTTACGTCAATCTCCTTGTTAATCCATTGTAAATCTGGATTAGTTTCAAGATCTGAAGTATACCGATCGACAGTTGCTGCAGCTCCACGACAATAGTAATCGTAAGATTCAGATAGTAATGAATCTAAACACGCAATTGCTTCTGCTTGGAACTCAATGGCTGTGTCTGCATTCAGATTTTTCCTAAACTTTGTCAAAGCTCTCGCTAAACAACCTAAAGTTCCAGTACCATCTGTTCTATCTCCATTCAGAGTTCCAATATCTGGAAGATCTCCAATTTTATCAAGAACAGATAAATGATCGTTAAATTCAACATTGAGCACTTCTGATTCTAAAGAAACATCAGGTTGGCACATTGCTGTAATCAGCTTTTTATCTACCAACACTTCATGCTGATATTTGAACTTATAAGATACATCAAGAAAGTTATAACCGTCATCAAATGTTGGAATACTATTTGATACCAATGGATCTTTATGAACCAATGTCTGAAGAGTTGCCTGTTTACCATCAATTATGTACTGAGAGTATCCATCATCGGTGTATTCGTAAACACTTCCACCAACTAGAATGATAGCTCCAGATATTGGATTTGTTTCCTCGGTGTCACCATCCCATGACTCTGGATATACTGTCGGTCGTTTGCTGATAATGATATCGCGAATATTGAATTGACGGAAACCTTTAGCATCATTAGAATTACCCCAATCAGCTGGGTCTAGCCAAATATTCATATCAACTAGATATGGCATTCTAACTATGTTAGAATCGGCATCATAACTTTCACCTTCAGGCCAGTAAGTAAATCCATATTTCGGTGAGGGTACAATAATGTCCAAGAATTTTGCATCACCAGGAGCATCATCTATGAACTGCCAATTTTCTGCTCGAAGTGATACATCAAAGTTTCTTAACCAATCAAACGAAGAATCAGACGGAGTACTTGGCGCAACCTTTCTAAAGTATATAAGATGACCTGTCTCAGAGCCAAAGCCACCCTCAGTTGAATTTCTAATAAAACTTGGACAAAAATCTTCTGTACAGCAACTGTCACCATTAGAGCCGCCACGGCAAACGCCACGACCACCAATCTCCATTAATGGTTTGATGATTGCAAAAATTGCAGAAATTGCCATAAAGATAGAAAATAACTGTTCAATCATACAAATAAGATATGACAGTTTATTTACTGCAGCTAAAATAGAATCAGAATCTGCCACAGTAAATGCACGAGTAAGAACTTTAATGTTTTCAATAATCTGTTTGATGTATGATAAAATAAGTGCTATGATGTATTTAATTAACTCAATTAAAAGTAAAATCAAAGCAAGAATCATAATAATAAGAGCAATCCATGGGAATAAGCTTAAAAAGTCTGGAAGACATTTTTTAAACAACCTTTTTAAAGCACTAATCGTAGCCCAAGGATTAAACAAAGCACATAAAACATCTATAATACACAATATGATGTTTAATAGTGCTTGTATAAACTTATAGAAAGCAAGGAATGGGGCGAGCTGGTTGAATAAACTTGCAAGAACATCCCAGATACCTTTAGTAAGAGCATCGGCATTAGGAACGAATTTAATACCTTGTGGGAACAAAGCAAAAATACGATTTACAAGATCGATAATATCTTCAGGAATACCTTCTGGAAGGATATTATCTGGAAATGGTGGTTTTGGAATACTGAAAGGTAAACCAAGACCAGGTAAAGATGGACCAGGGCCAGGAGCAGGAATATTTATATTGTTAGAACTTGGAGAACATACCATTTTGTTACCTTAAATCGTCCGTCCTGAAGCACCTTCAGATGATCTCAACAACAGTCTGTTGTGAGAAGGATCCTTACCATAGAAGAAGATTGATTCTGCATCGAAGTAGATATTCGAGTTTACAGACTTAAATCTCATTTCACCTTCCGATACTATATCAATTCTTTGAGGTGTATGAATTTTGATTCCTTCCGGGTCAATTCTAATTGTATGGAAACTTCCAGAGTTCCATACCCTAATATCAATGGTTCCATCTCTGGCTTCATTATTAAATGTAGATGATGGAAACCTTGAATCATCACTTATAGTTGCTCCTCCAACCTGAAAAAATACATCTCCATCTAAAGTAGCTGCAAGCGAACGTTGGAACCTATCACGACCAATTGCTCCAACAACACCTCCAGCACAATCAATCCACAGGCTTTGACGATCTACTGTATTAGCTCCAAAGCTTAAAGACAGCATACCGTCCATATTGATTGTTCCAGATCGCCCGCCAGCATTTGACCCATTTCCTGAAACTATAATCTCTTGAGATACAACATCTTCAACAGGATCTACCAAATTAAGCAAGCTATTTGGATATCCACCATTTCCGGAATCTGAATACGGAGCTTTAAACTTATGAAGCATCAATACACCTGAAATTTCATGATATGCTGTACCTAGCTTAATTCTTTTGCCATCAAATCTATTAATCGGTGCGGAAAAACTTTTTAAAGTTTCTTCATTACTGGTAAGATCAATAACGCCCTTACCAAAAGGTTCAAGTTGTACATCTTGATTATTTGTTACATTTCGTAAGAATTGTCCACGGTTTTCGTTAGATTCTGCGCCTTTAAGATTCGAGAAATTCTCATGACGAACTAATACTGATACGTTACCTACCTCGGATGAGGCTGGTACATTCATTTTGAATTGGCCTTCTTTATCAATGTCTACAGAAAATCTACTACGAGCCGTTGCATAGTTATCAGTTGAAATATAATTAGGAAGAGACAATCTATTTTTACGAGCATTGATTTCGAAGTGATAGGCTATACTCTTTCTTAATTGCTCTTTTAGTTTTTGGAAAACGATATTCTTATCTTCCTCTGATTTTGTAAGATTAAGAGATTCAAGAATACCACTTGGGAGAATTGCTCTGTTAATATCTAAAATATTACCAAAGATATCAACAACTGTACCAATAACAATTTCAGCAAGATAGTTTGGAGTGTCCAAACTCAAACTCATTGTATCTGTTCTAGAACTCTTTCTCTGGTACGGTATTGTTTTCTGTTGATCCTCTCCAGCATAAAGACGTTCTTCAAGCTCATCATAAGTGTATCCGAAAGAGTCAACGAACTCATAAAACATTTGCCTACGTTCTGTAAGGGCAGGGTTTCTGTCGTCAACCACTGATACTGATGTTTTTGTTTTCGGATCTAAACCAATCTGGCTTAGTGATTTCTGATATGTGTGCCCAGTAAGAGATGAGTCAGTTACACCACGAGATCTATTGGCTTTTTTATCTCTATAAATTGGCCCTGTAATTTCTCTGTGAGCTTCAGAGAATGATATTTGCTGATCAAACTTGACGCTCCATAGTCCTAAATTTTGATCGGCTTGGGTATACTGTTCAGAACCGCCCTGAATAACACCATCTGTTGGATCTACTATAAGATTTATATCGTTTTCGACGAGCGTAAGCCAGCGTCCTTCTTTAAACTTTCTTGTAGGAGCAACTCTTCTAGTGCCATCTCCGTCAAATCCGGTTGGAGAATCTGTTTGATCGTAACCTACAAAACACCATTCACCACCTTGTCCACGAATACAGAAAATAGTTGTACCTCGCTGCGGAAAACCCGCAGAGATTTGCCCTCTTGGACCAACCCAACCAGCTGGTATTTTAACCGGAACTGGAGTATTGGATTGCGTCATGGAAAGCTGTACTAAAGCATTTCCACTTGCGGGTTGAAAACCAACAATGTTACCGCGAATCGGAATACCGGGAACTGACCCGATAGCTCTATGTCCGTGTGTTCCTTGAACAGTCATTTATCCTCATCGTGCAAGAAGACCCCTGCCTTTAGGCAGGGGTAGTTCACCCTCATCTAGAAGTTCTAGCTTTTTCTACAGCTGCCGCAGAATCCTGCTCAGCCTGAGATTTGCCACCTGTCGCTGATGTTGTTGGGTTATGTACAACCTCGTAACTTACGAATATATCTAGGACAGAATTTGCAAGAAGTTCTCTGAATTGATCCGGGGACGAATTGTTATTATCAATCGCCCTCGTAACTGCAAATGCTGCGTTAGATGGTCCTTGAGTATCCTTAACTGGTTCAAGTGTTGTTGGATATGTTTGTTGACGTGTTTTATTATCAATATCACTCATATCAACAACTTCAATGATAATATCATCTTCATTAATTCCGAATGTTTTCTGAGATGAACCCGTACTCATCTTTAAAGGTGTTAATTCTGTTGACAAACCACTTGGAGTAGCTTGTTCAGGATATAAAAGCCATATCTTTATCTCATCAGCTAATGCTCCAAGTGTAATATCATCTGATGTTGCAGTCTTGTAATATACAAGCTTAATCTTTGCTTTTTGTCTTCTCATACTTACTTGATTCAAAGAGCCGGAGACTGCTAAGAGTGTGTTACTTAATATGTTCTTATTACGTTCACCATAAGAACCTCTTAAGGCTGCTGAGATTACTTCCTGGTCTCCGAATGCAGAATATTCGCCAGTTGGTACGAAAGCGATTGCACCAATAGACCTTGCAGAACCCAACATCTGTTGACGTTCAGATCTAATTTGAGTCTTAACACCAGATACATACATAATCTTACCAATAATATCCAACATGGTTGGTAAATATTCACCAGGAGAATGGCCGTATGTAAGTTGTAGAGTTGTGGATAATTTTCCAAAACTACATGAATGATCTACCTGTCTTACATAGAAGAGTAGGTTTCTATCCTCTATATAAACTACATCTCCTGGTTGGTAGAATTCATTATATCCAGCAATCTCAACTTGTCCTTGAAGAATCTCTTCACGAGCAGCAATAAGGGTAGCAACCGCATATGGAGCGCATTGAGAATCTGGATTACTTAGGAATGGAGCTTCGATTGCCTTACCAGCTCTAAAGCCGTACTGATACCACATATCGTAATCTACAGCATAAGCTGATGTGATAGCGTTTCCATCTCCTGATGTTTTTAAATCATTAGGAGGATCGATAAAGCCTTCCCCAAACAAACCATTTACAGTTACCATTGTAAATGGTGGGGCATTTTCAGAAATTGTTAGAGAAATAATTCTATCAGCTGTGATTACAAAACGACGACCAGACTGATATCCAATATCATCTTCGTCTTCATACTCAATCATATGCTCTAAGAACTGCGGTATTTCTGTTCTTCTATTTAAAAATGGTGTAGTGAGAGAATCTGAAGATGTTTTTCCCGATGATGCTTTAGTAATATTTCCAGAACCACCTTGATTGATAACTTCATTCTGTGTACTTGGAGTATTAACAGAAACGCCCTCACTTAGATTTTTAATAATGTTTGTAACTGATTTTAATAACTGTTGTCTCTGGGATAGGAAATTTGCAATCTGAGACATTACGTTTACACGGTCTAATTGACTTACTTTGACTGCAGCTGATTGTATGCTTACAGATCTTTTAAACTCTGGATTACCAAAAAGTTCTGAAATTTTCTTTGGTTCTTGACCTGTTTTAATTCTTAGGCGATCTTGAATTTTCTTAGCAACTTCGACCTGAGTGTTTGGGTTAGGATTAGGGTTGAAACTTACAATTGCGTTTGCTTGAACACTTGGTGTAAACAATTTTGAAAGTTTCAGTTGTTTATTGATGCCTGTACCTACACTAGTCAACTCAGTAAGCGCATCGTTTTGCCATTTCTCACCGAAATCTGGATTGCTTTGAAGAAGCAAACTGCTAATCATCGAACCAGAACAAATTTTACCATCACCTTCAAATTGTGTTAAAAACCAGAAGTCTTTACCAGCAGCATTTCCTTGACCAGAAGTAATCATACTAATGATTTCGTCATCATCCCTTGCACCAAGTGCGATTGACCGAAGACGAACCTCATCTTCGATAACCTCGATTTGGTTGAACATGTTCTTGATTTGCGAAAAGTATAGAGATTCCAAATAATCAGGGAATACCTTTACGCCAGTTGCATCCCTATCTTTGAACATCTTATAAAACACTGATGACGGCATTCTATTGTACAAAGGAGGACGAACCTCAATATGTCCCTGAGTATTTGCAAAACACTCTAGACCCAATAACTTTCTTACACTTTGAATTTGATCATCAATTGTATTATATTGAGAATTAAATATCTCAATTTTGTTTCCAATCTTTCTCTCGAAAGCTTGAAGATCTAAATTATTATCGTACTGATCATCTACAATAAATAGGTTTTTATCTTCGTTAGCTCGAACCTGCCAAAAACGACGAGCAGTAAACTTGAATAACTTCTGTCGTAACTGTAATTCATCTCGTTGTTTTTGAGCTGTAGAAGCTCTTGCATCTGAACCAGGGTTGTATGAAGGATCTGAGTTAACATCATTTCCAATTAATGTTAAACCAATATCTTGGTTATTTGATAATGGATCTAATACTGTTAAATCGAAATCTGTCTGCATCTGAGAGATTTCCAAAGACAATGCATTGATCTTTGTCTGAATACCTGTTCCAGCACCTTGTGCATCTACAGCTCCACCAACCGAAGACTGTGGATCTGCAGCAACAGCGCGACCGCCCTCATCATAGGTAAAAGCACCACTAACATCCTGGAAACCAGTAAGAAGAATTAAATGATCTTCAAGTTGAGCACGCTCCCTTAATTTAGATTGAAGTCTTGAATTTTGCGTGATAATATCAAGACGCTGCTCTGCTACAAACTTTTCAAGGTTAGAGTTTATTATCAGCTTCTTGTACGGAACAAAGTTACCCCAGGTAAGGTTTGTGCGCTCAATGTCATTTATAAGTCCTTGAATATATGTTTGAGCAGCCGATGTATTAGTAACAGGATCCCCTGCACCAATAGAATTTCCATTAGCGATAGCCGCCTTTAAGAAGTTTCCATAGTTATATGGTTGGCCTGTAATAAGCAAAGATACAACGTTCATAATATCTTGACCAGCAAATGGATGCTGTGTTAAGAGAACAGATCTCTCTTGGTCAATATTTGTTTGTGGATTCGGACGACCGAATTTTGTTAGAGTTTGAATCCCTTGTTTCCACCTATAAACCATACCTTCAGGATCATGTAGAACAGAACTAAAAGTATCAAATGAAATTTCCTTTGATGGAATTTGGTAAAGCTCCTCATTAGCAGTTGTACCCTTTTTATCACCACTTCTAAATGTAAGTAAACCGCTCTGTAACAGTTTCTTATTCTCTGGTAAAAGTGGGGGAAAATCTCCTTCACCAATATCAGTAACTGGTGTTCCGGTAGATGCATCAAAGCTTACATCAAATGGGGTTAAAGGATCATAAATGCTCGAATTGAAAACATCAACCGATGGTTTGAAATTAATCATCGATTTGCTAAAATACCCAGTATTATCCTCGCACTGAACATTGATTGTCCATTTTCCATCGTTCCAAGAACCGGATACACCACTATTTTTCTTTCCAACTAAACCAGAAAAGATACATGGACCTGTAGGTTGAGCGGTGAATTCCTGTTTAAATTGATTCCATAACCAATTTGGAACATCAGGACCGGCAACGGCTAAACGCTCAACATCATTAAAGCTAAGATTCTTGGCAAAATCTCCAGTTGGATCTTTTAATGAATCAAGGGTGGTATTGATGTTTTGAATAATTGTATCGAATTTTTGGGATAGATTAAAGCCTTGATTGTTTGATTGTTTAGCAAAACCACCAGGTTGACGAGCATCTTCACCAGTGTTGGATGTCATCCAAATAGTAATGGTATCCATCGGTTGGATTACGTATTTACCATTAAAGAATAATCTCATTCTGTTACGAGCGTAATTTATCTCTTTATTACGCATGATCAATTGACGCCTAGAAGTTTGGCGCTGGTCTAATAAAGTAAAGATGTTTGAAATAATCTCAGTAAACTTCTGACGTTCAGACGATGTTAGCTGGTTGTGTGTTCCAATACCAATGTCATCTTCACCACTAATAAATCTTGGATCAATCTGAACAGATCCGCTGGAAAAGAATCCACCTACAGAAGTTGCTGCCTCGAAAACATTTGAAACATCACCAAAACTTTCAAGGGTATCCTGCATACCATTCTGGTATGTGAATTTAATCTCACGGCCTTCATCATCAAGAATTGCTCGAACTCTTTGAGAAAATACTGATCCAGAAGATAGTTTAAATGTAATGTTACTAGCCTGACGAGAACGTCTCAAGACAGCTAGTTCACTTTTAAGTTCTTCAATCCTATTTTCAAGTTCAATGTCTGTAAACTTGAAAAACGTACCAGTCCTCATAGGGTTAGTGACATCAGTTAAAGCCTGGTCAATATCCTTCTCAGTAATGGTTAATAGATTGTAAGGATCCTCTAACGTCAATGACGCAGAACCACCACCCCATTCTGTACTTACTGATGTTTTAATTGAGGCAATGTTGGTTAATTCAAAAGTACCAGGACCTTCACCCAATTGATCCGAGAATACAGCATCCCAACTATTGGTTGTCCAATTTGAAACACTACCAGGCTGAGAATATGAAATAACCTTTCTGAGTTTGTCTATCGCAGACTTTGTAGATGCACTTAAATCAAATAGATTGAATATATCTCCAGAATCTAGAAGATTCAAAAATTGTGGTCCAAGATATGTATTGAATCTGTTAGACTCAAATGTCAACTGTTCAATCTTAGTAAGCTTCTCATACGCCGCTAATAACCGAGTTTTGTTTTGAAAAAGCCTTTTAGTTGCCGCTACAAGTATTCTTTCTTTCTCTTCAAGAAGATCTAATCTAACGTTATCTTGTAGAGATGAAAACATTTTCTTCTTAATAACAACATAAAAAGATGGTTGTTGAAAAAGTATAGATCTTTTTCTTGGACGGATATCGCGAATGAATCCATCTTCTAGATAATATCGTTCGGCAGTTTGGTCTATTTTATTAGCATAATCGCCAAGTTTACCGTACTCGTTTCGAGTAATTCCATCAGTACTTAGAGAGTGGGAAGTGTTCTCACCAATACCAAGTTGGTCATTGATGATACCACCAAGATTAGACAAAAAACTCATAATACAACCTATATCACTCGTTAGAGTGGACGACCGCTTTGTAGTAATGCGTCAATTCCACGAGTCTGATTTTGCAGGGCTGTAATATTACCCTCATTAAGGTTTTGTTGTGGAATCGGATTTGCTAGCGTAGAATAAGAATAAGAAGGACCGAAAGAAGGATCTGAGTTAGAAGGACCTTCAGTAGAAGATCTGTGCCATGGCAAGAAATTCAAACGTAAACCGCGTTTTTGAGTTACTACAAATTCCATTGAATAATCAAACAATCCTAGTTTTTCAGCAGCCTCAGTTACGGTCATTGAAGTGAAGTATCCTCGGAAAACCCATCCAGACCAATAAATCTCTGTTTGAAAAGCTATACTTGCCAGTGTAGGTTTTGGGGTATTTGGATCAATTGATCCTGTTTGAATAACGTTAGTGACCTGATCAAACAATGAATCAATACCAACACCGATAGATTTACCAATACCAGTAAGACTGTTTCCAGATCCAAGTACTGAATCAAGCATATTAGTACTTGACTGTGCATCTTTAGAAGCTTCCACAGCAAGCGCTAAGGCATCCATAGCAACTTGTTCATTTCTATAGACATCATACAGAACATTGATACCCTCTACTCCGGAAGAACCTGTTGTTCCTGAAATGGAAAGGGTACCAAGTTCTTCACCCCAGTATTGAATGAGATAACCACCACGAGTTCTTGTAGGAGCTGGGATGTGTTTCTTATCACCGTACTTAATACTTTGTGGATTGACATACATTTCCACAATACCAAGTTCGGGAAGAAAGAATCGAACCATATTACGTACAATATTAGCTGTACGTAGAGATGATATTTTGGATTGTCGCAATTGGTTACCAGAAGAAGATGGTAAACTTGCTCCTGCACTAAATCCTTGAGCCTCACTAGACAAAGAACCACGCACAACGTTAGCGGCTGAGCTAGCTGCTTGAGAGATACTATTACCGATCGTATCAAGTATATCAGACATTTATCCTCCCTTAAGTTCCACTATTTGCTCGTACATTTTGTGCAGCATTGGAATCTTGGATTTCTCTTCGCACAATCGTTGTAACAGCTCTATCAAAAGGCTCACCAAGATCAACTTTTACTTCAATTGGTGAATGTTCAACCCTCACAGGAACAGGTGGAAAAGCTCCTGTTTCATCAAATAGAGATCTTCCCGTTGGACCTACAGCTCTAGTAAGTGAGCGCGGACTCGCTGGCTCCCTAGCAATATTTCCACGGATACCAACAAATGGACTTTCGCCTTCAGAACTAATAGTGCTTTTTCTATTAGAAAAATCTTGTAAATAACTAGTAAGATTTTGTTGCATTTCTTGTAATCCATAAGAAATATCATTAAAAACTGCAAGTTCAGACCTTGGCATGATTTCATCACGGAAAGCATCTGTTGTAGCTAATGCTTGTACTCCACTAGTACCACTACCACCGATAGCCTCATGTACTCTTTCTGTAAGAACTTCATTTTTTTCAGTGTTAAACCTACTAACATTACTAGCTTCCAAAAGTTTACCACGCTCAAGAATTTGATAAATACTGGTAAGGACTGATGTTGTTCTTAGTTGTTCAGCCGTACCTCTTTCTGTAGCATCGAGTAATGCTTTCTGTCCTTCCTCTTCTCCAGCAGGTTTTAAAATATCTGTTACGCCACTTTGCATAGCTTCAAGAATACGATATGCTTCACGATCATCTTTAGCTATACCAGCAACCTGTGTTAGATATTGTACTTGTTTATAGAACTCTCCTGCAAGAGCTGGGTTTTCTGCAGCATCTTTAAGTGTCAAGACTTGACCACCGAATTGCTGTTGCATAGCCGTCATAGTCTTTGACAAGACTTCATCCATACGGCCTTCTTGCATAGCTAGTTCCATTTGAAAAGCACCACCTAAACCACCAGGGCCACCTGTAGCACCTGAAACAAAAGCCTGCCTTCCACGATCCATAGTTCTAATACCTTCAGTCATTGACCCAATGACCTGCTGCATAGCCGCAGGAGAAATATCAGAATCTTTAAATGCAGTATCAAATGCTTTTACAACAGTTGTTGCTGCATTGGTATTATCACCAAGCATCTTGAAGTTGGATGCAATATCCATTACACTCTTAGAGAATCCTTCAAAACGAAGTTTAGAATCACCAGCTGATTCATACAAACGAGCTATAGTCTGCATAGCCTTATCACCATTAAGACCCATTTGGTCATACATAGTGTTAAGAGTCTTTGCAACCTCTGTTTGCGACTGCCCAAATGCAGTTGCTATTTGAGATGTAACAACTAACTGAGAAGCGTATTTACTCTCAAGATTTATATTATCTGTTAAAGCTCCTGGAATCTTTCCTAAGCTTTCAGCAAGATTCATCATAGAGTTAACAGACTGACCTGTAGCAATAGCTGATTCATAAGCTGAATCAGACATTTGAGACATCGCATCATCCATTCCTTGGAATAGATGGGTTCCTTCATCAACCATTGATGATAAATGACCTTGTGATGCCGCAAGAGATATCAAACCTCTTTGTAATTGGTAAGCACCATCAACCTGTCCAGCTATTCTACCAAATCCATCAACCAAATGTTTCATTCCAGGAATAGCTCTAAGACTAGGTGCTATGTCTTTAAAAGCTTCAGAGATTGTAGTTCCAGCAACTCGTCCAGCTTCTCCAATTTTCCCCATTCCAGTAATGCCATCTGGAATGATTCCGAGAAAAGAATCCATAGCAAGGCCAGCTCTCATGAGCATTGTTGCAGTATCTCCTCCAGCATTCTCTTGCGCTTCAACATATCTTTTCATTGAAGCTTCTAATTGGCCCCATAGCATTTCACCATCTTTTAGGACGCCATTAATAACGTTTCCAAATTCTTGAACAGCCGTTTGAGCTGCTTTAAGTGCAGAGGTAACCTGAGGGCCAACATGGGCGGCAACATCGCCCATGTTAGCCATCTTTTGACCACTTTGCTCTATTCCATCAATAAACGTTTGAAGATTGATATCTTGTGCTGTTTTTTGGAAATCTTTAAGAGCTTCTAATGAAATTGTAGTACCAGCCATTTAGCTAACCACCTTGCGCTTTTTGCGTTTATTGCCGGTCTTCTTTTCCGTCTCTTGCTCGATAATCTTCTCACGAACCATCTTGTTAGTTTCTTCAAAATCTGTAGACTTGAAGTCAGGATTTTCGTCTTTGATCATCTTGTTAGCCGCTTCTGGATTAGAGAACGAACCTGTCAGGATAGCGTGCTGCTTTAGCTTCTCTATTTCTAATTCTCTATCATGAAGCCAACTTTCATACAGCCATACTTTTAAATACGGATTTATGCGCTCGTAAAATGAATCATCCGGTAGAATACGGAATTCATGCATCATGTGTCTTATGAATTGATGCTCAGGTGTCCTGACCACTTTTCCTAATGGTATCCACCACCTCCTTCACCTCTTCGGTGGTCTTGGGTGCATATCCATCTTTGGTTTCAGCAGAGAGTTTCTCAAATTCTATAAATAAATGGTTAATGAATTCTCCATCCATTTCAATTATTAGCTCTTTTCTAGCAGCTACCTGTTCTTCATATGGACTGTTTACAGTCCCAAGAACAATATCAACTAGCTGACCATCTACAAGATGAAGTGAATGCCCAAGAGCTTCCACTTTGATATTGTACATACCAATGGATGTAAATGAAACTTGACCATTAGGTAGGCTTATACGATCTTGAGCTGCAATTACCTGCGCAAGTTCATTTTGTTCAAATGCTTTAAGACTACGAAGGGTAAATGTAATACCCTCAATGAGTACATCCTTCGTCTTACGACCAAGACCAGTCAGAAGTTCAATTCGGCGTCTTGCATCAACAAAATTTCTCTGCTCAACTTGTTCTTGTTGTTCCAAAGCTTGACGACGCAAACCTTGAGCAACAGCAGGATTAACCATACGATCTTGAGGAATCTGATCAGGAGTTAGTGCCACAGGCGCTCCCCTTGACTCATCCTCTACAACGAAATTTCGCCCAGTGGCTAATCTTGTAGTATTACCATTATTACCAATTGTACTGCGTATTCCGACCATGTGCCTCCAGTAAAATAGATCAAGCCCTCTTTTCTAAGAGGACTTGATGCTAGCACATGTATAATATATCAACCTACAACCGAATCTATAACTTTGATTAGACCAGCGGCATCCAGAGCGCCACGACGCTTACCAGTATCAGCAGCTTTTTCAAAGGCATCATTATCAATAACTTGAAGTTGGCGAGCCTCAGGGGCTGATGCGGCGGAACTACCCTGTCCAAGATATGAGTAGATATGTTCGGCTTCCCAATCCATATTTTCGGAGACTACAAAGTCCTGAGATGAATAATCAACCTTAATGCTCTTAATCCAAACGTTCTTAATCACTGTAGTGATTACATTATCTGAACCATTAAAACCATCAGCATCATCTTCATCAGCAGCAAAAATATCAAGAACAACAATATCAAATGGAATACGTTGAGCACAAACATGAACAAATCCACGAGAAAAAGCGGAGGCGACTCTTAAATTGTCAAAGCGAACACGCTTGCAAGAGCCATTGATATTTGTAGATTTGTTTGGTACAGAATCAATATGACCATCTGTACCAACCTCGTCAATCATTTGAATGTTGCGAGCTTCGTTAATACTCAGTGATTGAATTGCGCCGATGGGATTGCCATCAACCTGAATGATAATATTGGTGCTAACGCCAGTACGAGTGACGTTACGATCTGCGTCTGTAAGTTGTGAGCCAGTGTGAGGGTATGTCATTTATCACCTTTGTTAGTCAGCTTTGTGCAGCTAAAATCTATGCAGTTTTATGCCTTACTCTGGTTGTCCCATCTATAAGATTTTGCTTAGCAGATAACAGATTGTGGAATTATATGATCAATCTACCATGTCCATGTTTAGGAGTTTTTATTATTCCAAATTTCCTTGTATGGAACTTTAATTGATGAATTATTCAAACCTAATTCTAGATTCAACACGGTGCCTAGTAATACCAAGTTCTTTGGCAATACTTCTGGCACCTCGTTTTCATCAACAACTATTTAACAGACTCTAATTCTTGTGTAGAATATTTAGACATACTTTACAAGTATTTAATAAATATTACTCGACAAGTATTTAATCAAGTCTACCAACGTTAATTAGGCAATATAACCAATTGCAGGGGTACACAGGTTGCACGTTAACAGTAATGTTCCACTGTCTTGGCTCTACAGAATCTCTATTAACAGTTAAGCCATCATATGCAGTGATCAACCGCTGCTGGATGAAAGTTTGCATCAAAGATTGAGCCACAGCAAATAGCGTAGCTTTAAATGTTGGAGTCTCGGCACGTCCAATATAAGGTAGAAACGCTCTGCGCATTGCCTTAGAAATTCTATCTCTAATAAAGATAATTGAAATCTCTTCCTCTTCAGCTGCTAAAGAAGCAACGGTTGTCTTACCCCAGATAACTCTTCCACCACCAGTTGCGGGTGTTAACAAAGAGATACCAGAATTGACAATATTTTCCTGTACAAGAGGTGGGTACAATTTATCGCGAAGGATAGAAAATCCGGTAAGTCTCTTGTTGGTAAGTGGTTCGGGAATCTGAGTTGAGCCAGAGAAATAACCAGCAGCAGCTGCTGCTATAAAGAATCCATCAACAACTATTTTATCAGCTCCGGCCTGTACAACAATTTCATCAGGATAGAAGTATACAACTCTAAAACTGTCACCAAAAGCTTCCTGAACACCATAGTTTGCAAGATCTTCAATATTTCCAGATAGAATTTCAGCAACATCATCGCCTTGAATACCTTCTAGAACTCCAATATTCTCAACTGCTGCATCTTCTGTTCCAATAACGTTATTTGGCTTCAATCCCTGAATTGCACCAACAAACAACATACGTTCTTTCTTGTTCCTGATGTTAGACATCGTCTCTACGTGAACTTTACCATTCTGAAAGATCGCAGAAATTGTCTGGGATGGAAGTGGAACAACCATGTCAACTTCAATCTTCTCAGCAGCTTCGTATGCTTCTAACCATCCTGCATCGAAGAAGTCAGCATCCTTTGTATCAATAACCGTACACCTTAGACTCTCGCCAAGATTCAATGCCAAGTCAGGTGTGAACAAAATTCTTGCACTAGATGCAATTGAATCCAAAACAAAAAACTCAACACTTGTTTCATCTGAACCAAATGAACCGCTTAATAACAGAGCGCCTTGAGAAATACCGGTAATAGTATGTGTTCCATCATTTCCAGCGGTTGAGTTTTCAATCTTTAGACTGCGAGTTGCTGCCAAATCTTCTGTACCAAACTCAATCGTAGCACTGGTAAATGTTGCGGTTGTTGGTGATGTTATAGTAAGAATACCATCCTCAGCCTTCTTTTGTACAGATTCCTTTAATACAACTGTATATGAATAAACACCAGAGCCCTGAATAAAGCTTGAAGGATTTGATGTATATGTAGGATTGTAGAAATCAACCTTGTTTGGAATGATTTGAAGTTCTTCTTTGGTTGTTGGATTAATTACAAAGAAGTTAACATTCGCATCAACATCAGGAATAACATTGAGTGGAAGTTCCCAAATCAAATCTTCAACATCTGCTTGACCATTGGCTGATGTTTCCAAAGTGTAGGAAACACGTCTTGGCACAGCTGGCTTGGTTTGCAGCGCAAATACACCTGGAGTACCATTCGAAAATGCTAATTGAGCACCAAGAGATAATCTGTTAATTATATTTGGTTGACCATGCTTAGCTGCTAGTTCGTTTAGATCTGAAAAGAACTCAGGATCATTAAGGTCTAGTTGAGATATGTAACGAGCACTTAATGAGTCACCAGAAATAAGAGCGCTACCCTGAATTTTAATAACGAAATTATCACCTTCCTGGAAGGCAACGATACCTTCAGAAATTGAGAAGCTCAAAACATTATTGTCTGTAATGGTTCCGTTAGACTGCCAAGTAATTTGGTTTCCGTATCCGTCCAAGAGGATTCCAGACTCCGAACCACGAGCAATAAACTTTGCGTAACCAGCAATAGGATTACCATAACCATCCCTTCTAACACTTGAGCAACGAATGGTCCAAGTCTCTGGAGGTGCATTTGGATCAAGAAGAGTTAGATTATTAATAGTTCCGTTACCAACATTGCTGCCAGCAGCTTTGTAGTTCTCTCCGCCCTGGTCAACGAAAGAAGCTCTCTGCAATTCAATCTGACCAGTAACTGGGTCTAGTCGAGCATCGAATCGATTATCAAATGTGTTGTCATCAACCGTGTCTTCAAGAAGATTTAGTTCAACACCATTCTTGAAAAGACGACTGCGGTTAACAATAACTGGAGCTACTACATTCGTTCCTTTTCCTAGAAGAAAGTGACGACCATCAGAACCAGTCTTTGATGTATAAGATGAATTAAAACCATCTGCTCCATCGCCGTTAGCTGAACCTATAAGTTGCTCTTCTTTTAATCCCTCGCCCATAAGGATGGCGAGACGAATACCAACCGGTACACTAACACCACGCTGAAGAGTTCTAGTTTCAGAATAAACGCCAGGAACTGCGCTAGTGGCTCCAGGTATGTTAGGTGACATAATAAACCTCGTTTAAAGTTATTCTTTTCATTATCGTCCAAAGATTGGTTGATCTTTAAGATGTTAAAGTATTACCTTATCTAGCTTTGTATAGATATGCTCAAGTATGCACTACAAAGCTTCAATTTGATCTAGTATGGTAAGGGTCTCATTGTAGCTAAGATTTGGGTTTGTAAGCCTTGGATTTCCTACAACTCCAAAATCAACACACAGGTTAATCTTTTCTACAATACCCTCTATAGGTACAAGTCGTCTCCATTCGGTACGGACCTCCATACTAACTGTGGCTTTGTATAATTTATCTTGCTGTCTATCATCACCTTCGGAGACGCCACCTAAACTTGGTTGACCTGATTTAATCAATACACCAGCTTTTCGCATACTTTCAAATCTAATATCAGCAAACAAAATCATTACAATACTTGCTAGATTATCCCTAGAGACAATATCTCTAGTTATGATATCGATGGTAATTGTACCTTCCCAGGCACCGGCCAAATCTATGTATCTTGGAATAAAGTACTCTTTTTGATTACCGTAACCATCGATTACGAGCTGTTTTTCATATTCGATAACCTCTTTATTTCGATTCATCGAAATTGGGACATATTTAGCCCCTGTCATTCTTACCAAAAGAGCTGGGTAAAAAATGGCATTGAACCTGAACGCCTCGCCAATGAACAGACGAGTAGTAAAATCATCATCGTATCCCGCACCCAAAGGGAGATCGGTATGGTCAGGTACCTTTGGATAACCCCATTCATCCGCCACGTAATGATAATATGTATCTTTGGAGAACTCTTCTCTTAAGATACCAACAACAAGCTCTTTAGGATAAGACATCAATGTGTTCTGAACAACATTGTGGATCTGATAAAGATCTGATCTTTCAAGGCTTCCTGTACCTGGAGTAGTCATACCAGGATGCAGAATTATTGACGTATCACGTTTTCTTTAACTGAAAGCGGCCTTGGGTTGGATAAAGCCCAACACTCTTTGTGTTGTATTTTTATTAAAAAATGCTGAATTATCCAGCAATCTTTTAAAAGTCACTAAAATCTATACCAAATTCCATTGCGATAGCGAGCAACTTATCCCTGCGGTCTTCTCTCTTTCTAGCATCATTTTTGTCATGCTCATGATGATCTAGAACCTTTTCAATATAATCTTCAGCTTCTTCTTCACCTTTGGTATCAGCAATGTACTTTGTTTGGTTTCTAAAGCCTTCTTGCTCTACTGGATTGTCCAAATAATTATCATTTGTAGAACCCTGAGTTGGTTTATCGCCAGTTGTTTGTTGACAATAATGAGTCAACTCATGGGCAATATAATGGTCATCATCTGAAAGATTGTCATCATCTGCCAAGTCTACATTAATGTAAATTATACCATGGTCAGTACGAGCACTTACCGGAATCTCAGCGAAACACATTGGTACAAGATCAAGCTCATCTTCACCAATGTCATATTTGTCAAGCATGTCCTTAACAACCTGATGCTTGAAAACCTTCTTCTTAAGCTTGTCAAGTTTAGTAGCTAGCTCTTTATGAGGGATACCTTTTGTTATAATTTCATTAGGCATTCTTTTTCCTTATAACTTAATTTGAGCCATGCTTTCAGCACCGCTCACAGTACCACTTGGTGTATTTGCCTGCTGACCTGCACTAACCGCAGCTTTAAGTTGTCCATCTACCTTAGAAACAAGCAAAGACAAAGAGCTTGAAATCTGAGAAACTAGAGTATTGAACTCATGCCATCGGGTTAGATCGAATCCAAAGTTCAAATTAACAGCATGAAGGAAGTTACCTACAGAAGCTCCCATTCCTTGAAGCTGATCTAGAGCACCACTCACGGCACTTGCTCCAACCAAAACCGAATTTGCTGCCTGAATAAACTCTTGAGCTTTCTTAATCTGAGAAGTATCAGATGCTGTTGTTGGTGGTTTTGTCAATTCATCTACAAGAGAGATTACAGTTTGAGCATTTTTCTTGAAGTCATTGAATACAGAAGCAAATTGTCCAAACCCATCCTTTGCCTGGTCGTCAATTAGACTAATCATCTTAGTCAATTTTTCT